AAGCTGTTCAGACCTTTTATACAGAGGTAACCAGGTTATGGTTACTCACGTTCTAGCATTAACTGAAATGGGTGACACTGTTAAAATAAGAATACAAGATATACAACCACAACGCATGTATAACGTAGTTGGTTATGATTTTGTTAGGTGGCAAGATAATAGGTTTTACGTGCCAGGTTATGATCATCATTATGACTACAGATATTATAATGATAGGTGGAGATACCATGGTAGAGCTAACGGAACGTATGGACAAATAACACCGTATCCAAACGTTAATAATAGTGCTCCAATAAGTGTAGGTAGTTCATCAGGAACGCAAAGTTATGGTGGTAATACAACAGGTGGTAGTGGTGCTCCTGTAGCAAGTAATCCAGCTAGATCTGGTGGTAAAAAAGTTAATTAACATGGCAAGAGTAGATACATCAAAAATGAAATGCAACCAAGTACGTAGCTCAACAAAGGCTGGTAAAAAACGTATGGTACTTGCTTGTGCGGGTGGTAAAAAAAGATTAATACATTTTGGCGCGAAGGGCTATGGTCATAATTATTCTGCAGCGGCAAGAAAAAGTTTTAGAGCTAGACATAAATGTAGTCAAGCTAAAGATAAATTAACAGCTAGATACTGGGCTTGTAAAAACTTATGGGCAGGTAGCGGTGGTAGTAAAAAATCAAGTCCTAAAGGTGTAAGAGGTAAATATTAAATATTATGATAAGAAAAAATCCAAAGGGTTTAGGCGACTCGATAGAAAATTTTACAACAAAGACAGGTATAAAAAACATGGTAGAAAGAGTTTCTGAAGGTTTGAACATACCTTGTGGCTGTGAGGGTAGACGTAAAGCAATGAATGCTTTATTTCCCTACAGAAAAAATGGTTAGTATAATAGTTTTAATAGTAGCGTTTTGTATATTTTATTTTTTATACGATGCGTTTAAAAATGATTGGTAATATGTGGGCATTGTTTAAGGATAAAAACGATATTAATGAAAAAAACCTAGTTGGTTTTATTTCATTTGTAGTAATGGTTTGTTTTGCTATAGCTGACTTAATGACAAGTCTTATAGCAGACAAAGATTTAATAATAAACGAAGTAGTTTATAACTCATTTGTATGGGTTACATTAGGCTGCTTTGGTATAAGTTCATTTGAGAAAATTAAAAAGTAATGGGAAAAATTAGTCCAGCTTGTAAAGCTGCAGCAAAAAGAAAATTTAAGGTATGGCCTAGCGCTTATGCTTCTGGTTGGGGCGTAAGATGTACTAAAGCTGGTGGTCCAGGTAAAATGGGTAAATCTAAAAAGTAATGCCAGATCCAGTAAAAGGCACGGGTAAAAAACCTAAGGGTAGTGGTAGAAGATTATATACAGATGAAAACCCTAAAGATACTGTTAGTATAAAGTTCGCAACACCAGCTGACGCAAGAGCTACGTGTGCAAAAGTAAAACGTATAAGTAAACCATATGCTAGAAAAATACAGATACTAACTGTTGTTGAACAAAGATCTAAAGTTGCGGGCAAAAGAGAACAAGCTCGTATAGCTAAAAGATGTAAACTAGCATTAAAAAGAAAACATGGCAAAACATAAAAGACCTACATGGAAAGACTCTGACGCTCCAGATGCTAAAGGTAAGATGAAAAGTTTATCTTGTTCTGCTTTAGCTAGCTGGATGATAAAGTCAAGAAAAGGAAACGTAAGAAAAATTGTTGGTAGTTTAAATCAACAAATAGTATTTAACAGAAAGCGTAACCCTAGCTACGCTGCTAAAATGAAGTGTGCTAGAAATAAAGCAGTAAAAAGATTAAAGAAAAAGTAATGATTAAAAAAACAAAAAAAAATAAAAATATACTAAGTATTTTACTACCTTTAAGTCACTGTGTTTCAGGTAGACGTAGAGTACGAGGTAGAATAAGAAGGAAATAATGGCTTTTAAATTAAAATCATTTAACCGTTTGTTAAATCTACATCCAACTTCTAATAAGTTAGACAACGTTATAAAGCTGGTTGATATGCCTAGTAATAGACACTTTGGTTATATAAACGAATCTAAAATAATACACGTAAATAAAAATATAACACCAAAACAAATGTCTGATACTATAAGGCACGAGAAAGTACATAAAAAACAAATGGAAGAAGGTAGATTAGATTTTAATAGCCTAAGATATAAATGGAAACCTGGTAGAAACTCAGAAACTATAACAATACCTACAAGTAAAATAGACACAAAAAGAAGAGATTTACCATGGGAAAAAGAAGCTATACACAAAACTAAAAAATAAAACAACATGAAAGTAAAAGCACCAAAAGGTTATCACTGGATGAAGCAAAGATCTGGTGCACCTAAATTAATGAAAAACCCTAAAGGTGGTTACAAGCCACACAAAGGAGCTAGTTTATCGTTTAACTTTAAAATGCAAAAAGTTCATGCCAAAAAGTAAAATAAAAGGTGGTGGCACAAAAAAAGTGTGCTTACCATACGCTAAATATAAAAGCATGAGCAAGGCTGAAAGGCAAAAAGTTATACGTGCTAAGCGCACGGCTGCTGCTCAAGGAAAATATAAAAGATCTAGTAAATCAAATGTAAAAGGCGCTCGTAAAAAAGGTGCAACGCTACGTGATTGGTTTCAAAAAGAAAGATGGGTTAATATAGCTAATGGTAAACCTTGTGGCGCTAAATAAAAACTATGATTAAATTATTTATACTAGCTTTAGCTTTAAATAGCATAACATTAAAAGTTATAGGATTAACTTGCAGTATGTGCTCTTTCAGTATTCAAAAGTCTGTTGAAAAAGTATACTTCGTAGAAAGTGTAAATGCTGATATTGAAAAAACAACATTTGAAATAAATTTTAAAAAAGATCATTACGTAGATTTTTATGCTTTACAAAAAGCAGTAGAAGACAGTGGTTTTTTTATAGATAAACCATCTGTTATTATTGATGCTAGAAATACAAATGAATTTTGGCGTAACAGTAATTATATTATTTGGAAAAACGAATAATATAAAAAGGGGCTTACGCCCCTATTTTTATCCATCACAACTTAAACAATCTTCACTCATAGCTGTTTCAGCTATATCTCCTCTAAGTACCGACTCGGTACGCATATAATACAAAGTCTTAATACCTTTTTTCCAAGCCTCTAAATGTACTTTATTTATCCATTTAGGATCTGCTTGTGAAGGAAAAGCTAAATTTAAACTAACAGACTGATCTATATACTGTTGTCTTATACCAGCTTGATTAACTAATTCTAGTTGATTTATTTCCTTAAATGTTTTGTATACGTCTTTTATAGGTGTATCGTGCTCTCCGCATGTAACGTTGTCTAATTGTTTTACACCTTGTATTGAACCACCGTCCTGCAAAATTTGATCCCATATTTTTTTAGTATTTAAATTATGTTTCTCCAGTTCTTTAACAAGAGTAGGATTTTTGCGTATGAACGTACCTTTCGCGCTTTGGTCCGTAAATACATTAGCCGCCCAAGGCTCGATTCCTGGACTAATATTACCAGCAAGCTTTGAATTAGAAACGGTAGGTGCAATAGCACGAAGATGGCTATTACGAAATCCGGTGCCCACGCACCATAACGGTTCACCAAACGCTTCTGCAAGTGCCATGCTAGCTCTTTCGCTTTCAATTTTAATTTGACTAAATATTCTTCTTGTTTCATATTGTGCTAATAAGCCTTCAAAAGGAAAACCTTTTTGTTGTAAATAAGTATGCCAACCTAAAACACCTAAACCAAGTGCTCTACCTTTTTCTGCAAACCTTACAGCGTTTTCAAATCCTCTCCTATTTTTTGCTTTTTGTATAAATTCCTCTAATACTCCATCTAAAAACCATACACTATCATATATTAAGTTTGAGTCTTTCCACTCGTGATATTTAGCTAGATTTAAACTAGATAAACAACAAACAAAACTATGGTTTTCATCTGTATGTAATACTATCTCTGAACATATGTTTGTCATAAACACTTTCAAAGCATTATCCTTATACATGCTAGGGTTTTGTTTGTTAACATTACCTTTAAACATTATATAAGGCTCACCAGTTGCTTTACGTTTCTGAAGTAATTTACCCCATTTACGCCTTGCAACTTTATCACCGTCTCTAAGTTTACGCATAAACTTATCACCTATTATAGTACATTGATGTAGGTTTAATGATTGTCTATTAACGTCACCTTTAGGTTCCCTTATTTCTAACCAGTCTTCCCAGTCTTTGTGATCTATATTTAAATTAACTGATGCAGCGCCTCTTCTTACAGCCCCTTGATTAGTAGCTAGTATAGTTGAGTCATATATCTTACAAAAAGGTACAACGCCATCTGACGTACCGTTCATTGTAATCTCAGCGCCCGCTGGCCTTATTTGATTTATACCAATACCAACACCACCACCATGTTTAGCTAGTAACATCATCTCTAGGTTTTTGGTACCTATATCTAATATACTATCAGCAACATCAATGCCAAAACAAGATATGGGCAAACCTCTTTCTGTGCCAGTGTTTGACAATACAGGTGATGCTAAACACAACCAACCTTTCCAAATATAATCAAAAAATGTATCAGCCATTTCTGGCTTCCTTAAACGCCTTGCAACTGTTGTTGCCACACGTTCATACGCTTCACGAGGTGTTTCTCCGTTATATAGATAACCACCAGTTATAGTTTTTTTATACACTTCAGCGTCTGCCCACTCTGGGTAATCAACGCCTTTTTTCCATCTATTACTCCACATATTATTTACCAGATATTTTCGAAGTCTTCTCCTTCATTTGCTTTGCTATAGTCTGTAGGCCTAATAGCAAAAAAGTCAGTATGGGTATGACCACCAGTAAGATGATAAAACCAACTAAGCTCTTTTGCGGCTCCTTTGTCGTATTTAAATTCTTTCGAGAGCTCTTCGTACCCAAGCTCCACCAGTTTTTCATTTAATCTTTTCTTTATAAATTGTTTTAAGTCATAAGATTTTAAGCCTTCAATGTCTCCAGCTTCAAACATCTTATCTATGTATTTCATTTCAGCATCATGCATCACGTGTGCTGCTTCTACAATATGTGGTTTACATGACTCTTTTAAAAAGTCTTTTTCTTCACACATATGTCTAAATAATCTACAACCCATACGTGAGTGTAGACTTTCATCTCTAACAGACCATTTCATTTGTTGGCCTATACCTTTTAATAAGTTTCTCATTTGAAAACTATACAATACAGCAAAAGCAGAATATAAACTAACACCTTCTGCAAACGCAGAAAATATAGCAAGTGATCTACCTATTTCTATAGGATCTGTACCATCATATGAAACTAAATTATCAAAACGTTCTGCTGTTGCAGGTTCGTGTAAAAACGCTTCAAAGTTTTCAAGGCCTAATGTTTCGTTTAAATAGCTATACGCTACAGCGTGTATTGTTTCTTGACTACCAAACATCATTGCCATTTGTTGTATCTCATGTTTAGGAAACCATGATACTACTTTTTGTGTCCAATAGTCTGATACAGCGCATTCAGTTTGCGCAAAACCTAGCAGTATATTACCAACTAAATTTTTTTCTGCGTTAGTTAATTTTTCGTTCCAGTCTTTTACATCACCTGACATAGGTATTTCAGTGTGTAACCAAAATGCTTGAGCTTGTTTCAACCAACCCTCGTTATAATACTCAGGGTACTCAAAAGGTTTATATGCTATACGCTTGTCAAATAATCCCATATTAATTGTATTCTAATGTTAAACAAATATCAAATAAAAATATATAAAATACGTGATCTATTTTATTATTTTCTTGATCAGGATATGATCTATATCCAAATAAAAGCCCTGTAAATATACCAAAGCTTAATTCCCATCTTTTTAATTCCATGTTATCTCCCTTGTCCACGGTACTTTGGTCCAGCATAATACTTACCGTGTTTTTGTTTTGTGTTTCTATTTTTACTATGGACCCCAGGTCTTTTCTTTTTAGGCTTCAACCTGTATGTTTGTAAGTTTAATCTTCTAGCCATCTAAGTTATACTGTTTTAATTTTTGTACTAACTCTCTCCATAATACTTTACCTCTCATATCCCAGCTCCATTTAACCCACTTATCAACTTGACGCTCAGCATATTTTCTTCTAGCTAATTGTTTTTCTTCCTTTGTTTTATTAATGTTATTACTTCTTCGCATTCTTTTTGATTTTGCGGTTTATATAATGTTGCGCATAAATGTTGCTCAACATAATTCTTAAACATCTTCCACCGTAAAGGAAAACTTTCGTTAGCTCTACCTTTACACTCAATTATATAGCCAGGTCCTATAAAATCAGGCGTATAAGTTATTGCTAAAACTTTTTTGTTACCCCTGTTTTTAAACTCACCCTTGCCATTAGCACATCTCTCAAAGCTTTCTTTTTTAAAATCAAAGCTAGGAAATATAGTATATGTAGTACCTTCATAAGCTGTTGTTATCTTGTTTTTCTTTAACAAAGCATACATATATTTTTCTAAACCTGAAGCAAACTTGATACCGTCGTAAGTAATTTTTTTACTTACAACAGGACCACGTTTTCTTCTAATCTTTCGTCTCATTATCTATACATGTTTTTGCAGCTTCAATGTATAACAACGCATCCATTATTTCTTCTTGAACATCAACTAAAAAATCATATAGATTTTTTTTATTAGTTGTTATTTCGTTATGCATTGTTTGCCCGTACTTTTGTTGACCAACTAAACTACGTTTATCCATTTTAGCTATAACAGCTTGTACTATTTTGTCTTGTGTATTAACCTTCATCTTTAACAAATGTTCCATTAATCATTTTACCTTTTCTCTTGCTTATAACGTTGTATGCTTCAGCTATACAGCTTTCAATATGTACGTTATTCAAATGTGCTAAGTTAGTTAACACCACAACCATATCACCAATAGCATCTATAACTTCTGGCTTATCGTTTTCTAGTATAGCTTTAGCTAACTCACCCATCTCCTCTTGTAATTTAATTAATTGAGTTTTTGAATCACCCTTTGTATATATACCTCTTTCTTCTGCCCAACTTCTAATGTTTGAAAACATTTTAAGAGGTCTTTTTGAACACTTAACAGTTGACTTGTTATCTCGCCAAACCGCAAAAGCTTTATTATATACGTATGATCTTTCAGTATTATACATAGACATTTTAACATTATCTATTATCCACTTTATTGAGTCTTGATCTATTGTAAAATCACCATGATCAGTTGACCATGAGTGACCTATAATATCAAATAATCTACCTTTTAGTTTATCTACAGGACAAGGAAAGGTAGTTGTTTGTTCTGTTACATTTAAATTCATAGTTGTTTTTGATTTAAGTTTTTTATACGGTACCATATCTACACGGTAACCATATTGTTTCTGTAATTTTAATTCTCTTTCAGATATATAATCTAAATCTTCAGAGCTTTCTAATACTTCATATTCATTAGGTGAATAACCTTGTTGTAACGTGACCCGGTTATTAAGGTCACAGGTAACACCAATTTTTTTACCAGGAATATGATAAATAAAATACTTCATAATTTGTCGTTATAAATATGCATGTTATGTGCATGATGATAATACCACCCGACATCAATAGACAATCTCTCTGCAACTAATTTTTGCAACATACTAAAACAGTATTGATCGTTACAAAAGCCGTACCAGAGATCATTAGATCGCATGTAAACAGACATACAAAGTTTATTATTTATTAACGTGAATTGAACCGCGTAAGTACATGGCGTGTCATATCTATATCTGTCTATTTCTTTGCCATCATAAATACTAACTACAGCGTGACGTGTGTCAGGTTTATCTTTTAATTTTTGAATAACCTGATCTAACTGATCTTCTCTGTTCCACTGCCAACCATAATTAGATCGTACTTCTCGTTTTGCATCAGCCATACGTTCCCATATTGGAGGTATCTTACCATATATTTTACCTAGCTTATCTATACTAGGATCGCCTGATAAGTACCATTGCCATTCAGCTTCAGCGTAATCATGTTTCCAATCACGTAGTTTATTTGTTATGTGGTTTTCTACCGGTGCTTGCAACGTGAAACCACAATTAAATATAGCCTTAGTATTATCAAAGTCTACACCTTGTTTTTGTATGTAGTGCCAAAGATAATTAAAAGCTTCATTTGCATTGTAAAAATTATTTCGCATATTTTTTATAGTAATATAGTTGATACTCTGATACCTTTTCCCATATTGTATTTGGTCCATATGGATCAGAAGTACCTAACAGTTTACGATTAGGATATTTTCCTTTTTCTATATCAACAACCCAAACTTTTTCACCCCACTTAAGCTGCCTAGGTGTTATACATATATCGTTTTCCATACACCATAGCCTAGCTTCATCTTCCTGTTTGTTTCTATTATATTTACCCATTGAGTATTTACTCCCATGGAAGGCCGCTGTCATTTTTTTCTTTATCTAATACATTAACTTGCGGTACAAAAGAACCTGATTTAGGCTCCCAAGTAAAAAACGATTCAGCACCGTTTTCACCTAGATTTTGAAACTTAACTTTTAATACTTTTACTTTAGTATTTTTAGCCTCATAATCTCTATGTACTAATAACCCATGATAACTTGCATCATACCACTCACCACCACCTTTTATATTATACATTGTGGGCTCTTGTATTTTACCGTTTTGATCACGCATCATTTTTGTCGGATGTGCTACTATAAATGTTAAGACATCATACTTTTTACAGAACTGCTCTATCTTTGATAAGTAGTCCATAGTATATCTATTAACATCATCTGACACTGCGTTCGCGTCTCTTATTTTATTGTAAGGATCAATGACTAAACACTTGATACCTTTACGTTTAACTAGCTCAGCGCCTTTACGTAATACAGACTCTAAACTATACTTATCCATGTCTATGAAATAAAAATTATCGTTAACATGGTTTGAAACTTTTTTCCAAGTGCTGCCACCTATATCACCAGGTGAAGGCATATCGCCCCAACATTTACGCATAAGTTTATGTGCATGTAAATATATAGGTTGATTTTCAGGGCTTGCGAATGCTGTCTTCCAGCCATACATTTTATTATAACCTACGACCATTTGATCTACAAAGTCTGATTTGCCTGATGATGGTATACCTGTTACAGTTATAAACTGACCTGTATAGGTACTAAATATATCATCAAAGTTTTCTAAGCCAACTTGAAAGCCAGGTTTAAAACCGTGCTTAACAAAATCTTTTAAATCATTTTCTACATTTTTAAGTGTTGTTACATTTTCTAATGGTACTTGTTGAGCACTGTTTATAATTGACCTTAACTCTTTAGCACCGTATTTTACTAAGTAATCATTAGCATCTTTACAGTCGTTAAAATCTACTAAATAACAGTTTTCAGCTCCTAACCTACGTATAAACTCTTGTTTTAACATAGTGCCAGGTTCATCAGCGTCAACAGCTAATATTATTTTTTCTTTATCTTCAAAATAATCTATACAATTGTCTAGATAATCTAAGTTATTGTGATTTAGCGTAGCACCGTTTGGAACAGATACAACATTTCTTACACCTGCTTCATGTAAAGACAGGGCATCTATTTCACCTTCTACTATAACACAAGTTTGATGATTAACGATACTGTTTATATTGTAAAATATTTTTTCGGCGCCTTTATATAATTTAAAGTTTTTAGCACCGTCTCTATATTTAACATTAACAAGTTTATTACCCATAAAGTAATTAAACTTTATCGTGTTCTCTTGCTTGCCAGTTTGAGGCATAAACTCAGGACCTTCAGAAACATTTAAATCTTCTAAAGTATCCTGAGATATTCCTCTTGACTTAAACCATTTTATAACTTTACTACTAGGAGCTTTGTGAGTTTTTGTAGAAAAACTTGGTCGAACGTATTCACGATCGCTAGCTCCCTTACGTTCGTAAGTGTGTAGTTGAAAAGTTGAATTACAGTTGTGGCAAGTACCGAGACCACGTTCCCAGTCATAAGAAGCACATTTCTTCTTACGGTTCTCAGGTTTCCTGTCGTGAGAACACAGAGGACAAATCCCCTGTGTCTTACCCACTGCAAGATGATATTGATTAAACTCGTTAATCTTAAAACCATTGATCTCTGTGTTTTCTACTTGCATCTATAATATTTAAAACGGTAAATCATCTGGCGACGAAGCTGCTGCAGCTGGTGTCGCTTGCGCCATTTGTTCTTGTTTTGGAGCAACGCCAACGTTGTTGTCATTGGTCCACACTACTTTAACATTACCTAAATAAGTTTTAGCAGTCTTAGCATCTCTTTCGTCTTTAGTTTGCTGTACACAAACAGGACCTTGATTGCCAAACTGATCTACCTCATCATTTAGTGTAATAGTAATTGGTAAATACTTACCTTTTTTACCTTCAATTATTTTATCTTTAGGTATTTCTGATAAGTTAATACTTGTTGCTATTATACTTGCCATAATTAATATGTTGCTATTTGGTTAAACATCCTTGACATCTGCTGCTTTGTAGCACCAGTAAGCCTTCTTAAATTATCTACAGCTTTAACGTGACTTTGATTAGTATAAAAGTTGTTAACGCTTGTAGTCATGCCAGTTACATCGCATGTTCTTTTTCTTGTTCTTGCCATAATATTAAATTAAAGTGTTTTGCTTATGAAATATTGTTTTGGATTAAAATCCTTAGTTTTAAAGAACAGATCATAAGCTTCTTCTGCTCTTAAAACTTTATCTTGACCAGACTCGTAAAATGTGTCTGAACAATCAAATATACCTAACTGATGTGTACTTTTATCTATCACTATAAATATCATATCGTACCCAAACAATTTTCGATATATGAAAGCTTGGCTATCGTAATTATAACGATAAGCTGAGCTTTTAAATTTATTAATATCAGCTGTTGTTTTAATATCTACAACTAATTTATCATCATGATTTATTATGTCAGCCTTACCCTTCCACGTGAATTTAAATAGCTTACTAACACCTGGTACTTCGTACTCTATGTTGCTGCTGTTTATTAATCCACGGCAAACTTTATTGCTCATCATTTTTTCTGTCATAACCTCTATGTGATCAACTTCATGTTGTAGTAAACATAATTCACCACCTGACATTTCTTTATACACCTTAGTATTTCTAGTTGTTGATGGAATTATTTTAAACTTTTTAAGTTTATCAGGTTCCAGTATTGCAGTATGAAAATAACTACCAACTAAAAAAGCAGGTGTTGGTTTACTTGGTAATCCAAAAGCTAATGGGTTTTTTAACAACGTCATTATATCTGAATTACTTAAAAACTTTTTACCAAAGTCTCCATAATAATGGGTATCATCTCTCAACTTTGCAATGATATTTTCTTTTTTCATTTACACTGTTTTTAGTGCTTCCTCTTGTTGAGGCGTTAGTTGATACTTCTTTTTTATAGCGTCTATTTTACCGCCGGCTTTAACATAACTAACAGCTTTTTCTATGTCTTGTAGTTTGTCTTTACCGTGCGTATTAGTAGCATCGCTGTCTTGAGTATCATCTATTAAAAATAAATTACCTAAAGCATATTTCTTACCATAAGAGGACGCACTACCAAATTGTTGTGGAGTTTGCATACCCTTTTGCATTAAGTCTACGCCGACTATAGCAGACGTTGATAACGTCATACCTTTTTCGTCGTGTAATGTAGCTGTTGATTTTAGTACAGGAACACCGTCAGGCACGTCAGTTCCTATGAACTTCTCGTCTACCGTAACAGTAACATTGTACTTTAGTAAGAAAGGCTTTATCGATTCAAGTATATCTTCAGCTGACCTGAAATAATACTTTCCAAAAGAGTTAAATCTACTCTTTTTAGCCTTGAGCTCAGTTTGTATTTGAGCCAGTTTTTGTTGTAAAGTCATATTATAAAATTAAATTGTCTTATTTATAATTACACATTAGTGATCACCATTTACATAAATATTTGACCACATAACTCACAGATAATCAAGCACTTGCGTGTAATCAACATTGTTAATTAACTTTTGAACTGCTTGCTTTTTTAGCTGTGATATTCTAACATAAGCACTTGTGCCACTTACACCTATTTTAGATGCTATGTCAACTGCATTATGCTTCTCACAATCAAGACCATAGCTTAATCTTAACACTTCATACTCTTTATTATTGAGGTGTTTTTTAAGCAAACCTTTTAAATACATATTAAGTAAATTAGCATTATAAGGTTCTGACTTATCAGGTATTTGATAAGCATAATTCTCGTCTTGATTTGGTTTTTCATCGATACTTAAAAATATACTATTAAAAAACATTTCAACCATTTTTCTGTTTTTACCAAAGTTCTTACGTATTTCATTAAGTTTGTGCTCTGGTATTCTCATGTTACCTCTATTAATATCAACTGCCCTACGTATAGCACCTTTAATACGTTTAGATAAAAATGATTTTAAAGTTTTTTCTTGATCTTCAGATTCAGCTAACATTTGTCTTTCAAGTTTACTTACAGCTAATACTAAACCAGCATTGCCTTCTTGTATTAAATCAAGTATAGTCATTACACCTGAAGCTTGTTGACTTGTTGAAAATTTTCTTGCTACGTTTTCTACTAAAGGTAAAAACATAATAATTAACTCTTCATCTGTTAGTTTAGTATAATCACCATTTGTCACTGTTGGCAATCTACTAATCTTATCTTTTACATCTTCTTTATATCGAATATAATTTTCTAAATTATACTTCTTCATTTAATATTTGTTTTTCTTGTTTTAATTCATCACACATGTGACGATAAATAGTTCTTGTACAGCAATTAAGTAAAGTAGCAATACCACTGATAGTAATTTTTTTACCCCAGTGATTTAAGTTTAACATAGCTTGATATATCATCTCTTTATCTATGCTTGATCTACCTATTAATTTACCTACAATTTTTAACTTACTACTCAGGTCTAACCCAGAGTACGGTTTAAATACTACTTTACGTAGCTTGTTTGAGGGTGGATCACCACCCTGTTTTAATACATCTTCTATCATTTCATCTAATAATCGCTGTTTAATGAAGAAGGTAACAAAACCATTTTCTTTGTTGGCTATAAATCTAAAAACATGTTTTAGTTCGATGTATTTATTAAGATAATATAACACAAGCATATGCCACTTCAATGATTTGTATGTAGTTATTTTAGCCTTGCTATTAAACAAGTGATAACACTCATATGTACCATCTTTGTAATATTTATATTGTTCGGTTTCAATAGTAGGTATATCATTTACAGGATCTCTCCTGTACACAATGTACCTATCATTTAACCACTTTATATTTCTATCATGTGACATTAGCTTGTTACTATATAATATTTATAACCTTTTGTCATAGTTGATTATTTCAACTTTGACATTTTCCCATTTACCACCTTTTAAATCTTTATTGACTAAAAAGTCAATACGATTAGTCCATCTTCTATTCATTCGATCTTGTACAGTCCATATACCATCAAGATGACCAGCTCCTGTGATTTTGACTTTTACGCCAAATACTAAGCCTTTTTTCTCTAAATCTCTTGATACCGCTATCCATCTATGTTTCTGTGGATCACACATATCAATAAATTTATTGCTAGCGGTTATATACGGAGTGCTATCCGTTTGTTCTGGCGTAGCATGATATATAGTTGCTGTAACTATTATTATTTTTAATATATTCATATTTAAAATTTAGTTAATCCCAAAACATTTTTTTACCAACGTTTTTCTTACCACCTTTAATTTTATTTAAATAATATTTATTTTCAGGTGCGTGTGGATTAAATTTCCTGTGTATATTTTCATTAGCGTAACTAGTAAAATCTGAGTCTTGCTGTAATGATTTATAGTAAGCTTGTAGCTCTGGATCATTTTCTAATATTTCTTGTTGTTTTTTAGAAGCTGATAATATCATAGCTACAAAACCTACAATGTATAACACGAATATGATAAAACCTATCACAAACATGCTAAACGGTACTGGAACGTCAGGTGTCATCTTATAAATTGTTTAAACCAGTCGTTTCTTCTTTGTCTTATACATATTGCAAAACATAGTATAGACGGTACCCATATACCTACAAATATACCTTCTAACTGTTGACCGCTAAACCATAGCCCAACAGAATATAGAAAAGATATAAATGATAATATTATAGGATAATATATTATTAATATTGTTTTTATTCTATTCATAATGTTTCTCTTATTAATTCATCATTCATAATTTCTTATACATTTAAATAACGGGTGCCTGTATGAACCCGCTTTTGTTTTTTCAAAGTATGTAAAGGTAGCAATTTTACCTACATAACTTTTCATTTCATTAAAATTTCTTTGTAGATAATTAAAATTATCCATAACCGGCATACCAAACTTTACACCACTACTATCAATGGCAATAAATTTGCCAATAGTACCGCGCCTTTTGCCTTTACCTTCAACCCAGTCAACAATTTTAGCTTCGGTATCGCTGAAGTCTTTAAACTTCATTAGATCGTATGATCTACCGCATTTATAAGGGCCGTTAAGCCTTAATATCGAGCCTTCGTAACCTTGTGACTTGTATTTAATATGTAACTTTTTAGCTGTATGAAAGTTTGCAACTCTTTGCGCGTGTACATATCTTATATGTTTACCGTACATATCGCTGCATACTAGTTGATGCATACGTTTTTCATACCTGTTCATATCAGACTCTATTAAGTCTAGCCTGCCTTTGTATGCCATAACAAAATCATACACATGGTATTGTATTAAATTACGTGCTTCTTTTCTGTCATCTGACGTTGGTTTTTGTTTTCTGACAAGAGATACTATCTTTTCAAAATTATCTCTTAGATCGTGATTATATAACTCGCCATCGAGCACAAGCAGTGGATTTACTTTAAATAAATCTTTTATAGCTTTTGTGTATAAGTGTTGTACATTCATGAATTTTTTACCATTACGAGAGTAACAGCCATCAGAAGTCATGATACATCTGATGCCATCGAGTTTAGGTTGTATGTAAACCGGTTGAGACCAGTCAACTCGATCGTTATCGAATTTATGCGCTAGCATAGGTTTAAAGTGTGTCTTCATATTTTTTAAGTTGTTTTTCTAATTTTGCTATACGTCTGTGTAGAGTACCTCTTTGCATTAAAGCTATTTGAGCTTTTTCGTATTCTTCTTCATCAACAAATGACTGTTCTAGTTTAATTAAACTATCCCAGTGCCAATGAAGATCAGATAGCTCTGCTCTTATTTCAAACGTTTTTTGTAATATTTCAATTTTATTATCCAAAGTTATTCGTATTTAGTTTGTTAATCATAACCCGTTGGGTGTAATGTTGTGCTTGGGCCCAATCTAGTTTCACCGGCAGCAAAGTCAGTGTAGTCCATAGTAAAAGGCTCATCTCTTTTATATCTTTCTATTATTTTATCTGGTGTCAATACAAACACGTTTTCACTTTTGTATTGATCATAGCAGCTTATCCATATATCATTGTTGTCACCTGTCCATATTACATATGTGTAGTTGTGATCTATAACTTGTGGATCTTCATATAAATAGCAACTGTCATAATAATGATCGTGTACTAATTTAGCAGCTAACTTGCTACTGTCATTAATTTCTTTATTTGCTAATACCCAATTAGCTAATTGCACGCCCTGCCACTCAGGGTAACCATCGTGATGTAAATACATATTTACATAGCTTTTGTCACTTAAGTTCCAAGGATTTTGTGCGAAGCCTTTTTCATGGCTACTTGCGTAGTCTCTTTCAACTACCATTGTTAAGTTTCTTGTACTCATTTTATTCCTCCTCTTTTAATTGTGTTTCTCATTTTAGTTAATTGACTGTGAAATGTTGACCATTTATCACTGTCTATTTCGCTACTTGATGCTTCTATTCTAAATTTAAAGTCATCAATCAATATTGTAAGTAGTTTGTTTACTTGATCTTTTAACATAGGCATCACCTTTCATCTTTAAATAAAGCTAAGCCAAGCTTAGCATAGTTAATAATATCAGCAAACCTACTATCAATAGACTCTGCTTTCGTTATATTAGCATGGTTAACATGCGAAAATATACTATTTACTTGCTTATCAAAGTATGTAGCCCATACTTTTAACGCGCTAGTATTTAGTCGCTTAGCTGTACTTTTAAAATTATTTAGTACATCGTCATGCATTAGTGTATACTCAGGGCCTTTATCTCTCATTATATGATCAGCCATGAGATCAATTTGTTGTCTTAATTTATTAAATTCTTTCTGTGTCATAGTTTTAATCTAGTAATGTCATGTATGCAGTAGGGTTTTCTGATCTAAACCAGTCTATACCCATGTACATTTCTTCTTGTAATTTAATTATCGCAGGATCTTCTATGTAATTATTATTTTCGCGCGCGTGTATATTAATGGTATACTCAGCACCTTTAATAAAGTCATACATAGATAGCTCTGGGCCTGATATTAAACACTTTGCGCCTGAAAAAGGATTTTTTACTATATCACCCTGTGTATACCAAGCGCCTTTAAACCATTTAGGTTTTTCTTGTTTATTCTTTGTACTCATCGTATTGTTCATCTAGTAATTCATGCTTTTTATCATCAAACTTCTTTTCAAACAAGTCTTGATAAGCTTCTGTGCAAACAGTAAAGAAGTCATGTTCAAAGTCTTCCCATACTGAAGGATCAACCCAAACATCACCGTAAGACTGTAAATATTCTAATATTCTTTCAGACCATTCAATACCATCTTCATAGTAATAAACATCTTCATTTATGTTTAAATAGTTGTCATGGTTGTCTGTACATATGTATATATCATAGCAGTCTTTTGTTTGATCTGAGTGCAATATTAAAGACTCATGGCCTTTAGCCCAACTTGAGTCTGTATCTAGCTTACCTAACATATCTTCTTGAAGTTTAGCCCAAGCTTCTTCATCTTGCAAGCCAAATGGTATGCCATCTTTTTCTAGCTCTGCTCTAACTATATCTGGTGTTAGTATTTTACTCATCTTTAATTATATTTTCGCCGTAAATAAAGTCATATGGTGACATTTTATGGCTAGTTAAACTTGTGTATGATATAAGCTCGTTTATGTTTTTAACAGTAAGCTCAGACCATAACGATTTAGACATAAGCGTATATTTAAGTAATTTAGCAGTTTCGTACTTTTTAGCACTAGCTGTTAAATCAACTTTTACGCCTGTGTTTAGTTTTTCGTAAATTGATTTAATTTTACTCATAATTTGTTTATTATTATTATCCGACTATTGTCGTATTTAGTTTGTAATAAGGTAACAGTAGGCATTGCGACTCGGTAACGCTGCACCCTTAAAATTGTTCACTGTGGGCTCACTCCTGAACGAAGTTACATCGCCTCCCCAACTTTTCCAGGCTTGGTACCTACTGTTTAAGTGGTCAGTGAAGGAATCGAACCTTCATTACTGTATTGTTTACGTCGCTCTATGAGACTACGTGAAACCCATACCTGACCTTGCGAGTCTCGAAAGTTTGCTCGCATGTATAAATATATAACTATACGTTTTTTAGCATTGTGCCATAACCTCGGCGCTCGGTTAGCTTACGTATACGTTTCGCCTGTGCCTTCGGCATTATTTGTATAGAGTTGCCGGTTTTGTGGTATGTTATCGCTATGCAGCCATAAGGTTCAACCGTGCTACATGAGACGCAAGTGGTATACCCTAGGGCCAACCGTGCTTGAGGTATTATATTTTTATTGCATTTTTTGCATATCATACATATATTATCTAATAGTTATTGTATTTAGTTTGTATATTTTTTTGCTACACCCATTTTAATTGCTACATTTCTAGCTGTAGCTTTCATTAATGTGTGCTGTACTTTGTTTGGTTGATTAAGTTTGTAACCATCTAGTGACCAGTGACATACTCTTTCAATATCTTTAATAATTTCTTTAGCATTTTCTTCTGCTAAATGTTCAAATTCTTCAATACTTAGTTTACTTAGCATAGTTTTTTAAGTAATATTTTAACATATAGTTAAAGCTAACCATCATATTTAAATGTTTTTCATAAGCGTTTTCAATACACTGTCTAGTTTCCATCCAGCTTTTTTTACCATCGCTACGCATTACAGTATACTTATGTAGCCTTTTATATCTTTTATTTACTGGGTAAGGACACCACGCGCCGTTAAGTTTTCTTACCATACCTGACTTATAAACCGCCATACGTAGTTTAGTTTTAGGTAATCTGTGTGCGCCGTTGTACGCTATCATTTGTTTACTGAAGCAACTAACAGGAAACTCGAAAGCTCGAGTGCCATTTAGTGCTTGTCTTCGCGTAGTTACTTCGCGTATATCCCAGCGTAGTAACATATTTCTAGCAAAAGCATCTTGTAGTGCTTGCTGTTCTTGTTCATATTTGTTTATTGTTCCAGCCATTTCTGTATTTAATTTTAAAGTAATCTTTTATTTCTTTGCCGTTTTCATCATATTTAACAACAGCGTCGCCAAATAATTCGTATAAATCTCTTTCTGTTGTGTTTTTACCAAGCTTTATTGATTGATAAGCGTTGTATCTATGCATAACTTATTCCATTTATTGTTATATAATTAGTGTATTTCTTTGCATAAGGTATTCTATTGTAATACTCTTTTTTATTATTTTTAGTTAAAATAATAGTTTGTGGTTGATTAGTTACGTTGTGATTAGTAAATTGTATTGTGTTCATAGATTTTTATTATTATTATCTAACTATATTCGTATTTACATTGTATTTATCATCCCACTCGTCAATAATCATTTGTATTTGCTCGCTTGTGAGTATAGTTACTCTGTCTTTTTCTTTCGCCATTGTACGTATTCTTTATATTCTTCAACAAAAACCCACTTATCTATTTCATGTAGGTATACCATTCCATCAATTACTTTCATGAGTTTACTATTATAAGTGAAACATATGTTAGTAATGTTAGTGTTAATAAGAATACTATATTCTCAATTAACTCTTTTAAATTTATATTCATAATTTAGTTATTATTTCTTCGTATAAATAATCTTGTATAGTTTCATTATACTTTTCTCTACAGTCAGTTTCTTTATTAAAAGGAAACTTTTCTTTTATTTGTTTTATTAATTTATTCATAGTTCTCTTGTGGGTAATCGAAACCCACCTCTGCTCCAAGAAGAGATGTGGTAATCACTACTTTTACTGTAGTGACTTACCTCTTAGTATAACTGGAATATTATTCGTCGCAGTGTAACTTTTGTACTTTAACCAACATGGTAATTTAGTTAAGTTGTCTTTCATTATTGAAAATACTTTATCGTGATTGTAAGTAATTTCATGACCATCTTTGTTAGTAAAAGTTATGTTAGTGTTTGTATCAAGAAGACTTTTTCTTATTACAAATCTTTTAGAAGTAATAGTGTTCATAGTTATTTATTTATTAGTTATTAATATTATCTTTATAAGTTTGTATTTAGTTTGTAAAAGTAGTAAGTTTGTTTACTTGTAATTTTGTTATTAGTAGTATACCGCACTCACTCACTTTATTAAACATATTTATTATTTTTTAAACTCATATATATTATCTACACATGTTCGTACTTTTATTGTAAAACTTAGTATTATAATTATAAAAAAAATAGTGTGTATATACAAAAATGTAAAAAGTTTTTACAAAAATGTATACATTAGGGGGCCCCCACTTTACAAAAAATGTTTTTTATATACAAAGTAAGTGCGTATAGTGTAGTGGCAACACAAATACTCACTACATCTCAAACATATTTTTATATGACAGTAGCTATATAGATATAATTAGTAACAGGCAAATGTCACCTTTAAAATAAAACAAAACTATGTAATATATATTATAGTAAGGTGTAAGCGAAAACCACCTTACATGTAACCAATGTTTTCGCATAACCTAATAAAAACCAAAACAATGACGTATTTTTATTACAAAACCAATAGCTGGTCTAACTCCACTCCGGCTATTACCGAAGAAACCAAAAACTTTTGGTCACACCTATCGGACAAAAAAAATTGGAGAATTACACAATTACCTAACGGTTATTACCAAACAGAGTATAAAGACATGGTAGAAGACGAGTGGCACGACGTAACAAGACGTGAAACAATAGATTCAGCTGAGTCAGCGATTGATGGTAGCATCGAGCATTATACTAAAAGGTTAGACTTTATAAAAGGACCTAAGGTAGTTAAGACGTTTAAGTAGTAACATAATAAATTTAATTTAATGGAATATAATCAACCTAGCCAAATAGTCAAAAATCTAGACTTTGGCTTACACGCTAAACGCAGAATTATTTACGGTGTAGATAAACTCAACAATGCAGTTAAATCTACATTGGGAGCCTCGGGAAAATGTGTTATATATGAAGACGCATTAGGCAAACCGGTGATTACAAAAGACGGTGTAACAGTAGCCCAATCTGTTGTCTTATATGATCCGGTTGAAAACATAGGAGCTACTCTAATAAAGGAAGCTGCTAACAATACAGTGAAAGAAGCAGGTGATGGTACTACAACAGCTACTATCCTTGCTCATTCACTATTAAAAATAGCCGAACAACATGAAGAAGAAAATACTAGAACGATTAAAGAAGGTATTAAATCAGGCGTTAACAAAGTTATCAATAATTTGGACAAGCAAAGTGTTGCCGTTAATGATGATTTATTACAACAAGTTGCTGCAATATCTACTAACAATGACAAAGAGCTTGGTGATATTATTGCAGAAGCGTATAAAAAAGTAGGTAACGACGGTATAGTATTAATGGAAGAGTCGCCAACAGGAGAAACATATGTTGATGTTGTTGATGGCGTGCAAATAAAATCTCCTTTAAAATCACAGTATTTAATAACTGATAAAGATAAAGGCACGTGTACGTTAGAAAATCCTGCAATACTTATATCTTCATCACCTATACCTAATATAAGAAAGATACAAAACATATTAGAATATTGTATTAAAGGTAATAAACCTTTATTAATAATAGGAGAAGTTGAGCAGCAGCCAAAAGCAGCGTTGTTAACTAATAAAGTAAAAGGTAATATAAAAGTTAACTTTATTGATTTACCTGGCTTTGGACCTACAAAAGAAGATACTATAGAAGATTTAGCTATAGTAACAGGCGCTAAAGTTATTAACGAAGAACTTGGTGATGACTTTGAGTTAATTAATCCTGATTGTTTAGGTGAAGCGGCTAAAGTAGTAACAGATGATAAGCATACAGTGTTCACTATAAATAAATCAGGTAAACACTTAAAAGAACGTATAAAACAAGTAAAAGATATTATTAAGAAGGAAGATAAAAATCCTTACTTAAAAAATAAACAAGAAGAAAGATTAGCTATATTAAATGGATCTGTTGGTATCGTATATGTAGGTGCTGATAGCGAAGTAGAGCTAAAAGAAAAGAAAGATAGAGTTGAAGATGCTGTACACGCGACAAAGGCAGCATTAAAAGAAGGTATAGTGCCTGGCGGTGGTATAGCTTTATTAAACGCGGCAAACTCTATTAAGCCAGAAAATATAGGCGAAGAAATATTATTACAAGCTATAACAACACCGTTTCAGGTTATATTAGAAAATGCTAATATAGATGTGCCTGAAGAAAAACTTAAAAAAGGTTACGGGGTTAATGTCATAGATGGTAAAATAGTAGATATGGTAAAGTGTGGTGTTATTGATCCTGTTTTAGTAACTAAATCAGCATTAAAAAACGCAGCATCAGTTGCAAGCACTATTATATCTGCAGACTGTATAATTAGTAACGTTAGAATATTACAAGATAATGAAAGCAGTTAATTATTATATAGTTATTGAAAAAATTAAAGAAGAACCTAAGTCTGATAGTGGTTTTATATTAAGTGAATCACAAAGTGAAGATGTTAGGTATTCTAAAGGTAAAGTAATTAGCGTTGGTGATACTATAAATGGTATACATGAAAATGATATTATATGGTATGATAAACACGCTGGTCACGGTATTGAGTTTGATAACAAGTATTATTTTGTTATTAAACACGGGGACGTAGTCATAGTGGAATGAAACTAAGTGCATCCGACTTGAGGGATATGCAGTTATTTAAGTATTACAGGCTTGTTAGAAAATGGGCCTGTAAAACTTATAAACTAACAGACGCTGAACTGGAATTATTAATATATTTAGACTGTAAGCAAAGGTTTACACGTCAAGAATTTATCGATGGAACATACACGCTATCATGGAATAAACAACGTTGGGATAAATTAAGATCTGAAGGTTGGATAGAGGTTTGGAGGCATCGTAACCGCACTACAATTAAATTTTCTATTTTTAAAACCTCATTTAAATGTTCGCAATTAATAAGCAGAATATATCGCGTGCTATTAGGTCAAGAAGATCTACCTACTAGTGAGCGAAATATTTTTTTTAAAAACAAGTCATATACTGATAAAGTTTATAACAAAGCTATTGATGATATGATTAAAGATAAAGATCGTTAACAAATAAATTTTAAAATTATGCCAGGAACAGGAAAACATAAAGATCCGTTAAAGTTTCCAGAAAATTATAACGTAAAAAATCACTATGATAAGCCACATATGTCTCATCCAGATATGTACGAACCAAAAGATGGACACTCACCAGAAGATGGACATACAATGCCAGCGTCAGCGGGACTTAAAAAACTAGCTGAAGCAAACCCAGATAAATTAAAGTATATTGGACCTGAAATGAGTGGTGGTGGACCACATCCTAAAAACATGGGTTATGCTGAAAATTACTCTCCAGGTAACTTTAGTAATAAAACAATGAACATGATGGAAACCGCACCGGCAAATAAACACTATGGGCCGAGTAATATTTTTAGAGGTGGAACACCAAATTTTGGCGCTAGTAAAGTTAATATAGAAGTTTTCAAAGATAAAGAAGATAAAGAAGAAAAACAAGAAAAGAGTAACGCTTCAAGTAATTTATCTGCAGCTAGAAAACGTAGAAAAGATGCTAGAAGAAACTTAAAAGCTGATAGGCTTAACAGAAGAGCTAGCCGAATGGAAGAAAGAAGAAGGTAATGGCTAAAGCTTACCGCGGTGTTTTAAAAGCTCGTATAAATAAATTATACGGAGGCGACGTAACCTGCGGTAAAGTTAAAAAGCTAAAGTCACGTAAAGACGCAACAAAGCGAGATGTGCAGCTTGCTAATTGGTTTATAAACATGCACAATTGTAAAATAAAATAAAATGAGTGAAATAATAGCTAAAATATTCGGTAAAGCTGGAGGTAGCGTAGTTGACAAATTAGCTGGCGTGGCTGACAGATTCATAAGAACAAAAGACGAGAAAGCAGCATTTGAAAAAGAAATGACGCAGATATTTATTGACGCTGAAGCAGCAATGCAAAAAAATGTAACCGAAAGGTGGCAAGCAGATTTAGAGCACGGAAACTGGTTAACGCGTTCAGTTCGTCCTCTCGTTCTTATATTCCTAATAGTGACGACCGTGCTCATGGTATTCATCGACAGTGGGTCGATAACATTTAACGTCGAGCAGAAGTGGACAGATTTACTTCAATTGGTTTTGATCACTGTGATCGGGGCCTATTTCGGCGGTCGAAGTTTTGAAAAGTTTAATAAACAAAAATAAATGCCCAAAATAAAAAATATACAAGCTGATCAATCATTAAGTAATAATGATAAGCTGCTTGGTTCTGACTCGGGTGGTGGCACAAGAAATTATACTTTTGCTAGTATAACTGATTTTTTAAGAGCAACCAACGCGGCAGGAGTAGCTGACCAGATAACATTTAAATACGACACTTCAATAGGTCAGGCTTCTGGTTATTTAGATGCACCAAGTCAAACAAACTTTGAAACTAATGCAACGAGAACTATAAGAATAAGTGTATTTTCTTTTAATGATCCAAGCAATACTAAGGCAGATTTTATTCAAAGTTTATTAAATAAAAATGTAATTATATCCAATGTTGATAATCAAAACAACTTTGGTGTATTTACTATAACAAACATATCTACAGATGGTGACTTTAAAACGCTAACACTATCTGTTCCTATAGCAGCAAAAGGTAGCATAACATCAGGAGAAATATATGCTATAGCACCATCAGCAATTGGTGCAAGTAACCTAACACAGGTACAATCAACAACAACAAATCAATTAACAATAACAAACGGTACAGGCCCAACAGCCTCGCTAGCAATAGTAACTGGCGCTGTATCAGATAATGGTAATGGTTTATCTACACAAGCCCAAATAAAATCTTATGTTGATTCACAAATAACTGCGCAAGATTTAGACTTTCAAGGCGATACCGGCGGCGCATTATCAATTGACTTAGACAGTGAAACATTATCTATAGTTGGTACTTCAAATGAAATAGAAACAGCGGGATCAGGTAATCAAATACAAATAGGTTTACCAGACTCAATTATCGTTACTACCGTTTCCAATACCCATCAGACAACTACAGGTAATTTAAAAGTTGATGATAGCGGTATGTTTACTATAGGTGCTAACGCTGATTTAAGAATATACCATACTAATAATGGTGATATTGAGTTTCAAAAACAAGGCCTTAATAAAGATTTAATATTTCGTATAAGCTCATCGTCAGACTCAAGTGTAATGACAGAGTTAATGCGTTTTGATCACTCTTCTCAAAACGTTATTTTTTCAAGACCAATACAACTTGATAGCGTAAACATATCAGCTGTGCAAACAGCTTCTGAGTCTTTTGCAGATAATGATACAAGCATAATGACATCAGCTGCTATAGACGATAGAATAAATGCAGCTGTAGCAACAAAAGATAATACAGATGAAATAACAGAGGGCAGTAGCAATTTATACTTTACTAATGAAAGAGTTGATGACAGAGTTAATTCATTATTAACAGCTGGTTCTAATATAACGTTAACTTATGATGATGCTGGTAATGCATTAACTATAGCTGCTACTCAACTAACTAACGAACAAGTTCAAGATGTTATTGGTAGCATGCTTGGTGGTGATGAAACTGGTGGCATCGCTGTAACATACGACGACGCTAATAATCACATTGACTTTGCCTTATCAAGTATTCCAAATAGTTCTCTAGCTAATTCTAGCGTAACAATAAATTCAAACAGTTTAGCTTTAGGTGGTACATTAACATTAGACACTGATGATATTGGAGAAGGTAGTAGTAATCTTTATTATACAGACGCACGGGTACAAGCTGTATCTATAAATAACGTGGTTGAAGATACAACACCGCAACTAGGTGGAACGCTAGATCCAAATGGAAATCTAATACAATTTGGAGATAGTAGTGGTGGTTCTAATAATAGATTAAAGTTTGGAGCGTCAGGAGATTTAGTAATGTATCATGATGGAAATAACAGTTACGTAAGAGATTTAAACGAAGGTAATTTATATTTTGATACAAACGGTACTTTTATTGGACTAATAAGTGATGGCTCATTTTCTAATGGTAAAATGGGATTATTCTACAAAGATGGCGCTGTAAAACTCTACTATGATAATTCATTAAAAATAGAAACAACAACCGGTGGTATTGATGTTACAGGAAACATAGTTGTTAGCGGTACAGTTGATGGTGTAGATATAGCAGCAAGAGATGCTGTGTTAACATCTACTACGACTACTGCTAACGCAGCTTTACCAAAAGCTGGTGGCACTATGACAGGTGATATAACTTTAAGCACTGACGCAGATATATTAAAATCAGGAACAAATCCATTTAGAGTATTTACAAATGGAACTTTAGGTCTTTCCATATCAGCATCACAAAACGCAACTTTTCCAAATAACGTAACAGCCACAACATTTAATGGTGATTTAAATGGTACAATCAATACTGCAACAACAGCAACAACTCAGTCAGCAAGTGATAACTCAACTAAAGTAGCTACAACAGCATACGTAGATACAGCTGTAACAAACTTAGTAGACTCATCACCAGCAGCTTTAGATACATTAAACGAACTAGCAGCAGCGTTAGGTGACGATGCAAACTTTAGTACAACAGTAACAAATAGTATTGCAACTAAAGTAGCTAAAGCAGGTGATACAATGACTGGTAACCTTGTTTTAAATAATAGCGTAAATCTTCGTTTTAAAAACAATGCTGGTGCTGAAAGAAATATATTAACATTAGACAGTAGTGATGATGTTCAGTTTGGTGGTTCTATAACTGATATTAGATTTTTAACCAACGACTCTACTGAAAAAATGGTTATAACAAGTGGTGGTAACGTAGGAATAAATGTTACTGCTCCATCAAGAAAGTTTCAAATTGATAGTACAAATTTAACAGATAAAGCTACTGCATATTTTTACACAAACGCTAATCATACTGGCGTAGATACTCAAGCTGTAGTTTCTGTAAGGTCAGATAATGCTAGTTCTACGGGTGATGTTTTATATGTCAGAGGTGATGGTACTGGTAATTTACTTACTTTAGATAAAGGCGGCACAGATAAACTTACTGTTGATCATAATGGTGATGCAACTTTTGCAGGAGATGTTACCGTATCAGGTGGAGACATAACCGCATCTAATTTTATTGCGGGTGTTAGTGGTGGTTCAGTTAGAATTAAAAACAGTGCTAACAATACAATAGCAACCTTTGCTTCAAGTTTAGATACAACTTTTGCAGGTAATGCGCTTATAGAAGGAACTTTATCTGTATATGGAAACTCAACTATTGGTGATAATTTTGGTGACGCTCACACAATAAATGGTAAAGTAACTCAAATAACAAATGACGCAGAAGGTTATTCATTATCAAGAAGAAATGGAGGCACACAATTATTAATTTCTGCAAATGGTGATTCACAAGTTACATTTGGTACTGATGATGCGTCAGGTAATAACACTGATAATTGGGCAATAGGAAAAGATAATACTGATAATTCATTTAAAATTTCAAGTGGTGGTACATTAGGAACAGGAGACAAATTTACATTAACAACGAGTGCAGCAACTTTTGCAGGGGCTGTAACTGTTGAGGGTGGTATATTACATTTAGGTAAAGCAGATACAGCGTCTGGTCATATTAACGCTAAAGAGTTAATGACATTTAATATTGACACAGATAATGATGATACTAATAGATATTTTGCGTTTTACACAAATGGAGAATCAGGTAGTGGTAGTGAGTTAGTAAGAATACAGGAAGACGGAAAAGTAGGAATTGGAGTAACAGATCCAGACGCTAAATTAGAAGTTAAAGGACCTACTAGTGATGATCAATCGTATAACCTTAGATTAAGAAGCGCTGATGATCAAGAATTAATGTACGTTAGAAATGATGGTATAGTTAAAGTATCACATAATTACCTATACGTAGATAATACAGCTGGTATTTATTCTAATGGTGCAATAAGAGCAAGAGCTGGTGTTACTGATGATGGAGGTACTTTAGGATTAGGAGGTAACGGAGAAGTTGATAACTTAGTTTTAACTAGTAATACATCTGCAACTTTTGCCGGTGATGTAGACTTTGATGGAAATATAACTTTAACAGGTTCTACTAAAAATATTGTTTTAAATAATAGCAATGAGCTAAGAGCAAAAGATACTAGTAATACAGAAAGAACAATAGCTAGAGTACAAAGTGGAAATACTTTGCAGTATGGCTGGAGCGGCGCAGGTAATGTAGAATTTAAAGGTGGCGGTAGTTATACTACTAGGATGGCTATAAGACATTCTAATGGTTATATAGGTATTGGAGAATCTTTTACTGAGCCAAGCGCAGCTTTACATGTCAAGCAAAATCAAGGTGCTAGCAATGATGCTGTATTAAGATTAAGGGGTACAAATACAACAAATAGAATAACGAGGCTACAACTTGAAGATTATAGCGGTGCTTTAGCCGATGGTTTTATACAGTTTAGAATACCTACAGCAGACACAGCGTCAAGTGCTGTTTTGGAAATAGGTGTTAATAGTGCTGGTCTTACATTTGATAATTCAAATAAAGCAACTTTCGCGGATGATGTAAGAATAAATGGTAATGACTTAGAGTTTAATGGCGCTGCTGCAAAAATATCTGGAACTAGTGGTGGTCAAATAAGTTTAAATTATAACACAACTTCAAATCAACCTTTAATTTGGTATGGCGGTGGTACATCAGAACAGTTTAAAGTTACAAACGCAGGGGATGCAACTTTTGCAGGTGATGTAACTTTAGAATCATCAACAAGCACAAAGCCATTTTTAACTGTAAAAAATACTAACGCAGATGGTCAAGCCCCACAATTAAGATTAATTAAAGACTCTGCAAGTCCAGCAGATAATGACGAGACTGGTAGAATTTACATGTATGGTGATAATGATGCTGGTGAACAAATAGAATCAGTATTGATAAGAGGCATGATGACTGATGTTTCAGATGGTAGTGAAGATTCATCATTAGAGTTCTTTACATATGCAGCGGGCTCACAAGGTAGTGCAAGTTTAAAATTAGAAAGTCACAACGCAACTTTTGGAGGAACAATTACAAGTTCAGGCCTTGCAACCTTTAACAATGGCATTACGCTTGGCGGTAGCAATGAAACATTAAAATTATTATATAATAACACTGCTAATTACAGAGGTAATCTTGGTTGGGCATATTTACAGTTAGGTAACAATGGTAATAATGATTTAGTAGCTGGTAATACAGCAACTGGTGGTGCGTTTAGATTTTTTACTAACAACACAAATGATATAGCAGGAGATGGATCTCCAAATGGTACAATAGTAGCTACATTTGAAGCGGGTGGTGATGCTATTTTCCACCAAAATGTTGGTGTGGGAACGTCAAGTCCTTCAGGCAGTGGATGGGATGAGGCAGCACAAATATTACACGTATACGAAAATTCTACAAATGGTGCTTTGCTAGCCCTTGAATCAAGCAATACAAAAGGAATATTAGCTGCGGGTAATAATAAGTTATCATTATTTACAACTACAGATGACCAATTAAGAATAGGTACAAGTGGTACTATAGCATTAGATATAGATACATCTCAAAACGCAACCTTTCATGGTAAAGTTCACGTTAATGATGATTCAAACCCTGACGGTGGTAGTGGTGCTGGTGAAGGAGGCTCATTAATTGTAGAAGGTAGAAGAGATGGTACAGCTAATTTAATATCATTGAGAGCAAGAGATGCTTCTGCGCCAACAGTAGCTTTACCTAATGGTCAAGGTGGTTTAATAAGGTGGCAAGGATTTGATGGAACTGATTTTGCACAAATGGGTGCTATAGCTGTAGTAGCAGATGGTCAAGCTGTAGCAAATGGTGATTCTCCTAGTAAAATGATATTTTATACTACAGCTGATGGTGGTGAGGCTTTAACAACAGCGCTTACACTAGATAAATCTCAAAACGCAACTTTTGCAGGAGATGTGGATGTTGCTGACACATTAAAAGTTAATCAAAGTTATCAAACTAGCAATGAATATGTGCTTATAGGGAAAAATACTGCTAATGATGGTGGTATAGTTATGAGTTCAAAATCAGGTTCTAACTCTGCTACAAACGACTGGCAAATAGTCAATCAAGGAACGAATCGTGACTTACACTTTTACGCTTATGGTTTAAGTGATAACGCGCTTATTTTAGACAGAGAAACAGGAAACGCAACTTTTGCAGGGGATGTAACTTTAGGTACAGCAAGTAAAAAAATAATAGCAGATTTTAGTAGCGGTGGTACTACAAGAAAAACAGAATTAGAATTATATAATTCATCTGATGGAGGATTTACACTTAATAATGAACACTCATCAACTGGTGGTATAAAATTTCAAATAGACGGTAGCGATGCTTTAAGTATTGCTAAAAGCGGTAAACACGCAACTTTTGGAGGAAATATTAGAACAACTGCAGATATTGGTAGAGATGATCATAATAGAATAATGTTTTCTACTGATGACAGTATTATATTTAGAGTAGCAGATACTCATAGAGCTAGATTTGATAGCGATGCGCTAAAGCCTTACGCAGATAGTTCTTACGACTTAGGTACCAACACCGTAAGATTTGCAAATATATATGCAGATACATTATACGGTGATGGTAGTAATTTAACAGGTGTTACAGGAGAGTGGGATGGTAGCCTTACTGGTAATGCTACAATATCAGGTAGTTTAACTGCTGGTTCACTTATTACAACTGGTAGCACAGGAACTTTACGTTTATCTGCAGAAACTAACGTAATTACCATGCCTAGCTTGCAAGATAATGGAACGTTTTTAAGTATAACACAAACAGGAAACGAATCGTGGTTATTTAAATGTGAATCAATAGGTGGTGGTACAGCGGATTTTGTTACTATAGGAGCGTCAGGTGCTGCTGGTCAATTCCGTATACGTGAGGGTGGTGGTATAAGTGCGCACGGTAATTCAGACACAATACCAGGACTTGAAATACACTCAGACAATGATCATGGCATGAGAATACTTCATAGAGCCACTGATGGAGATTTTAGCTTTGAAAGAAGAGTAAGTGGCACTAATGCAGAATTTTTAAGAATAGCTAGAGCAACTGGTAACGCGAAGTTTAGTAATAAAGTTGGTATAGGCGCTACAGCATCTGATTTTCACGCTGATGCTGATGATCTTGTAGTTGGTGGTGGTAGTGGTAATACTGGTATGACAATACATAGTGGAACTAGCGGTTATGGTTCAATATTCTTTGCAGATGGTACAGCGGATGATGCCACAGAAAAAAGAGGCCAAATAAGATATTTACAAGGTAGTGAAACAATGGACTTTCATACTGATAATGTTGCAACGCCAGTTTTAACACTTGGTGCCACTGGAGTTGCTACGTTTACAAATGCTACCGCTTCTGGTACATCTTTACTTGTACGTAATTATACAAACGCAATAGCTGATACTAAAACATTAATAGATTTTAGAGTTCAAGGAAGTGATAACTCTCCTTATTATGTGGCTGGTCAAATGGGTAGTAAAGCAGAAGGAACTTGGACAAGTACAAGTAGTTCAAGAGATGCTTCATTAATATTTAACACTGTATTAAATGGTGATAATGAACTTGCGTTGACGTTAGATAGTAACAAGTTAGCAACTTTTGAAGGTGATGTTACATTAAAAACAGGAAAAGCATTATTATTTGATAATAATGGTACTACATATATAAAAGAAAGTTCTGATGGTGTTATAGATTTTTATGGTGATAATGTTCATCTAGTTTCAATGAAACAAAATGGAACACAAAATGAGGTTGTAGTAAATGAAGCAAGTGTTGATGTTGATTTTAGAGTAGAAGCAAATAACAGTACACATGCTTTCTTTGTTGAAGCAGAAGGAAGTGGAAAAGTTGGAATAGGAACAGCATCGCCAGGTGCAGCATTAAATGTATTTACGGGTGGTAATAGCATTGCGGCAGCAGCGGTATTACAACATGATACTTTTGGAGATGATAGAAAAGTTGGTTTAGGTTTTGAATTAGGCAACACACAAATTAAAGGTGCTGTAGGTTTTATATCAGATGATGACACGTCAAGTCAAAGTAACGGTATAGGTAATTTAATATTCTGTGTAGATAGTAACGATGACGCTGCGCCTGTTGGACATGCTGATGAAAAAATGCGTATCACGCATGGTGGAAATGTTGGAATTGGAACTGATAGCCCGTCATCTAAACTTCATGTTTCTGGTGAAAATACCGTTGGAAGATTTGTAAGTTCTAGTTCTTATGTAGATTTAATATTCCAAAATAGTGGTGGTACTGGTGGATTTTTAAACTTTGTTAATAACACAGCATTTAATCTTTATGTTGGTGGTGGAAGTGGTGCAAATAATAAGATGACAGTAAAATCAACTGGTAATGTAGGAATAAATAATAGTTCTCCTACAAATACTTTGGTTTTAACAAAATCAAGTTCAGGGCAAGGTGAACATGGACTAAGACTTGAATTTACTGATACTGATGGTCCAACAAATACATCTTCATCTGTATTGGTAGGTAGTTATGGTTTGAAATTTAAAAACCATAATAGTAGTAGAAACTTTTTGTTTGAGACTGGAAAAGTAGGAATTGGAACGGCATCACCAATAGTTCCACTTCACGTTGTAGGTACTGCTGTAAATAATCCATCTAATGGTACTGGTGGTTATGAAGTTATGCAAGTATTTGATGATACTGCTTATGCTACTGGAGTTGGTGGTGGTATTGGACTTGGTGGTAAATTTCATTCTAACGGTACTGATACAATATTCGGAGAGATAAGAGGAATAAAAGAAAACGCTACAGACACTAATTATGCGAGTGCTTTGACATTTTCAACAAGAAAACATCTTAGTAGTATAACAGAGCAAATGAGGCTCTCTAGTGAGGGAAATTTAGGACTAGGAATTACAACCCCAACTAATTCTACAAACTACAAAACTTTAGATATAAGAGGAACTTCAGGTGGTCAAATACTATTAGGTAGAACCGGAGTTGATTTCTTTTTGTATAGTACATCTGCAAGCACTCATCTTGCCTCAAACTCAGGACAAGATTTAGTATTTCATACAGGTGGTAGTGGCTCTAGCAACGAGCGTTTACGTATTGATTCTAGTGGCAATGTAGGAATTGGAACTGATTCTCCTGAGGCTATTTTATCTATAGCTAGAAACGCAACTAAAACAAATACAGGTACGGCAGAAGTTATGCATATAGGAACTTCATCAGAAACAAGTAATTATTCAACATTACAAGTAACTACTGTAGGTGCTTCAGCAGCCGCTGATAGGAAATTTAATTTTCAAACAATAGAACAAGGCGTTGCAAATGCTGGTAATTTAAATTTACAACCTTCAGGTGGAAACGTAGGAATCGGAACTAACGATCCGGCCGGTAAGCTACATATTAAAGAGTCTAGCACGCAGTTGATATTAGAAACACCTAACACCACAAATGATATTGATTTTAGATGGAGAGAAAATGGTACTAATAAGTGGAATATGCGATACCAAAATAGTACTAATGCTTTAGAGTTTTTAAATCAAACAAGTGGCTCAACTTTATTTCAATTATCTTTTCTAGCGGATGGTTCGTCAACTTTTGGAGGGAACGTTAGTACTAGTGGAGCATCAACAGATTTTCACGCTAACGCATCCAATTTAGTAGTTGGTAGTGGTAGTGGAAATCAAGGGTTAACAATATTTAGTGGTTCAAGTGCTGGTAATTATGGTAGTATATATTTTGCTGATGGTAGAGCTGATGGCGCAGAAGAATACAGGGGTATGATTACCTACGAGCAAAATAATGAAATCATGAGATTTCATACTAATACAACAGAAGCTCTTAAATTAGATTTAAATCAAGATGCAACTTTTGCAGGAAACGCAACTATAAACGGTTATGTTGTAACAGATGGTCAAGTTGGAGTTGACACGTTTAGTCCATATACAGGTACAATGCTACACGTAAGTGGCGCAACAACTGCTCCAGACACTTCAGCAACTAATCCAACAAACACAACAGCTATATTTTCTAATTCAGATGTAGCTTATGGTACTTTATTTGCAACGCATGGTAGTGGTATAGGTGAGATAATGCAAAGAAGAACTAATACAGCTACATATTACGATCTTCACTTGCAACCTCATGGTGGTGAGAGCGCTGGTGTTGGTATTGGTGGTAGTGTTGCCGCAGGCTTTAAATTTCAAGTAAATGGTAATGCTAATTTTACAGAGAATGTGAGCATGGCTGCCGCTAAAAAAATAATATTTGGAGGAGTTACTGGATCAGGTAATAATGCCGCTGAAATAGTTTATAATAGTGGTATATTAAATATAACAGCTGATGCTTCAGTTGCTAATAAAGTTCAAATATGCGGTGATACTATAGAAGCAGAAGAAGGTGGCGTTGCAACGTTTGCTAATGGAATAACAGTTCAAGGTGGTGGTGTAAGCTCAAACACAGTAACAGTTACAGATACTATAACAGGTGGTACAGGAAAAAATTATGCTTCAAAACACTCAGCTACTAACTTAGCAGCAGGTTGGTATACTATAGCAACTAACACTGGAGACAGAGCGCAAGGTAGATTTAGATTAGTAGATCAAACCAGTAGTAGACATCAAGCTGTAGAATTTTACGCAGCTCATCACTTTGGAACAGACGCTTCTAATCAGTTAACTGTGTTAATGAATAGCGGGTTTAGCACAGAAATATTTACACAATTAAGAATAAAAGATCATGGTACTTATGACGGAGCTGCGCTACAGGTTTATATAGCAAATGCTACAAATACTGTTGATGTATTTTTAATTGATCAGGCGCAAACAAGTAGCGGTTGGGTTGTAAAAGATTTTATAGCAGACGCTACTGATCCAGGCGATGTAGATAATTATGCTAGCTTTACCTCAAAAGCAGATCTTGTTCTTAGTAGAAATGATTATAGCGTATCAACAACAGGAGCTTTTTACAATAAAAAACCTAACGCTGGAACTATTGGTTTATTCCAAGGAAGTAGAAACTTTGGTTTAAAGTTTCAAGAAACAAGTGTAGACTCAGGTGTGAGTCAGTTTCAAATAATAGGTATAAATGAATCTAACTCGTATAATAATCTTCATTTAAGATCTGCCATTGGAACTGGACTTGTTATTGACACAAATAATGATGTTGGTATAGGTATATCAAGCCCTGACGCACCATTACATATAGCAGCAGCTAGTAACGCTAACAACGCTGAAATAATTCGCCTTGCATACACAGACGGTACAAAAGATCAATATAGATTACAGTTAAAACAAACTGTAACTAGCGGTAATGTAAGATATAATTTCTGCATGGTCAATAATAACTCGGCTTTTGATGACATGCTTATATTTGATCAAGGTAACATTTACATTAATCCAAGCTCTCCAACCGGTACTTTAAACACAGCATCTACATCAGGCACAGGTATCAGGTTCCCTAGCGGCGCTAATGATAGCGGGGTAATGGTTAGTGTTTCAGATGAATCAACGCCAAACATAGCACTAGTTAAGCATAGCGATGGATCAACAGCTGGAAGAGAGTTTATAAGATTTGTAACAGAAGGTTCTACTTCTGGTGAAATTGTAACTGGTGGTAGCACATCAGTGTGTGCTTATAATACAACTTCTGATTATAGATTAAAAGAAGATTTAAAAGATTTTGATGGACTAGACATAACATCTAAAATTAAAATGTATGACTTTAAATGGAAAGAAAGTGATACTAGAGGTTATGGTGTTTTAGCTCATGAGTTGCAAGAAGTTGTTCCAAGCGCTGTAACAAGAGAAAAAGATGGCGAGCAAATGCAAGGCGTTGATTATAGTAAATTAGTACCAGTATTACTTAAATCAATACAAGAGCTTGAAGCTAGAGTAAAAGAACTAGAAAACAAGTAATAAGATATTTAGCTGGTAACAGCTAATTTGTTTAACAATTAAAATAGAGAATAATGGCTTTAGAAGGTAAATATACATACAAGGGTATCGATATTGCAAAAGCATATGTTATGGTTACTAGTGTAAATACTAGTAGTTATATAAATTCAGAAACTACTGAAAAAACTCCTATGAAGTACAATGAAGACGGCTCTGTAAAAAGTGAAGCCGTTATGGAAACAAAGTGGGTAAAAAATATAAACGGTGGTTGGAGTGCTGCGGTATATAAAGATAAAGATGCTAGAACAAATACGCCAAACGTAATTATTGATAATATCAATGGTGGTTTTGACGTTGACGTTAAAGCAAGTGGTAAAAATCCAGTAGCACAAGCGTACGCTGCGATTAAAGCATTAGACGCGTATAAAACTTATACAGACGCCTAGTGAAACTAGCGTGTTAATAAACACGTTATTTATGTGATAATAATAAAGTAAATTTTAACTTAAATTTAATAAATTATGAATAAAAAAGTAGAAAAAATATCTGAAGAACATTTAAAAGATCTTCAAGGTAAAGTTAATACAATAAACCAAGCTCAACTACAATTAGGTGGTATTGAGTCTCAAAAGCACGCTTTGCTACATAATATAGCTGGTATGCAAGCTGAATTAAGCGAGTTTCAAAAAACGCTAGAAGAAGAGTATGGTAAAGTTAGTATTAATATACAAGACGGTAGCATAACTGAAATACCTCAGGAAAATACTGATGAAACTAATACGGAAGATTAGTATTGGTAAAGATTATAAAAATGACGCAATGCATTACTCCGTAGGCCAAGAAGTCTACGGAGGGCACGTCATTTGCGATATAGTAGAAAATGAAACTAAGTATAGTATTTTTATTGAAAAAAATAAAGATGTTATTCCTTGGAAAGACTTTAATAAAAACATGGCTATATCTGTTGAATATAATCTTGAATACTAATGAAAAGCACGTTTTATTTTTTGATAAAACCTAAAGCGAAGCGATATAACAATACTAAAAAAATTGGTGACAAAGAAATTATTTTAAATACTGAAATATTTTCTCATCAATATATTAGTAGACAAGGTATAATCGTAGGATTACCAACACAATTTAATACATGTGTTAATATTGGAGATGAGGTAATAGTCCATCATAATGTTTTTAGAAGATGGCATGACGCTAGAGGCAAAGAAAAAAACAGTAGTAGTTACATAAAAGAAAATTTATATAAAATAGATGATACGCAAATATACGCATATAAATCTAATAATAAATGGAAAGCTCTTCCAGGTTACACTTTTGTTAAACCATTAGATGATTTAATAGGAGAAGTACAATATTCTGATAAGTACAAAAAAGGTGATATAGTTGGTTATAGGCCTAGTGGTGAATATGAGTTTATGATTGATGATGATAAACTATACAGATTAAAAACAAATTTTATTACAATTAAATATGAATCTAAACCAGAAGAAAAAGAAAATAATAGAAGCTGGATACAAAGCAGTTGATGAACTAATAAAGGTTGCTAAAGAAAAAATAGTTGATAGTGATGATGATGTTTCTGCTGATAGATTAAAAAACGCTGCTGCAACTAAAAAGCTAGCTATATTCGATGCGTTTGAAATACTCAACAGAATAGAAACAGAAAAAAATATATTAGAAGATAAACCAATAGAAAATCAACCAAAATCATTTGGAGGTTTTGCTGAAAGAAAATCAAAGTAATGTATAATAGTTTATATGCAATAATAAAACCTATAAAAACAAATACCATTAACCGCTTAAATAAAGGTAAAAAATGGAAATATGGATATAATAAAGAACACGATATTGTTGTTATATCTAAAACAGGTGAAATAGGTGATATATATGAAATACAAAATTTAAAAATAGCTTTACCTAAAACGCCTAAACGTTGCCATAGTTTTAAACAAAACAAGTGGCAAGTTACTAATTATCCAAAAGAACTACATAGAATAAAAACTATTTTTGATTGGAGAGAATATCCTGATTCATTTAAAAATAAATATATAGATTATATTGAAAATGAATTTACAAGAAGAGAACAAGGTTTTTGGTTTTATAACAAAGATAATCCTACTTATATTACTGGCACTCATTATATGTACCTGCAGTGGTCAAAGATTGATGTTGGGAAGCCAGACTTCCGAGAAGCAAACAGATTATTCTACATTTTCTGGGAAGCTTGTAAGGCGGATACCAGATGTTACGGAATGTGTTATCTTAAAAATAGAAGATCTGGGTTCTCCTTTATGGCATCAGGGGAAACTGTTAATATGGCAACCATATCAAGCGATGCTAGGTTTGGAATATTATCCAAGTCTGGGCCCGATGCAAAAAAGATGTTTACTGATAAAGTCGTTCCAATATCCGTTAATTATCCGTTCTTTTTCAAACCGATACAAGATGGTATGGATAGGCCCAAAACAGAATTAGCATATAGAGTACCAGCTTCAAAACTTACCAGGCGTAATATAACTAGCACTGATCAAAAGCCAGAAGAGTTAGATGGACTTGACACAACTATAGACTGGAAAAATACCGGTGATAACAGTTATGATGGTGAAAAACTAAAACTATTAGTACATGATGAAAGTGGTAAGTGGGAAAGACCTAATAACATATTAAATAACTGGCGCGTAACTAAAACAACATTAAGATTAGGTAGTAGAGTTATTGGTAAGTGTATGATGGGATCTACAAGTAACTCATTGGATAAAGGTGGTAAAGAGTTTAAAAAAATATATGACGAGTCAAACGTTACTAAAAGAAACAAAAATGGACAAACGAGTTCAGGCTTATATAGTTTATTTATACCTATGGAGTGGAATTATGAAGGGTTTATGGACGAATATGGACAACCTGTTTTTAACACACCTGATAAAGAAATAAAAGGTCCGTATGGAGATTATATAGATATAGGTGTTATTGATCATTGGCAAAATGAAGCTGATGGTTTAAAAAATGATCAAGATGCTTTAAATGAATTTTATAGACAGTTTCCAAGAACTGAAGAACACGCGTTTAGAGACGAAACAAAAAATAGTATATTTAACTTGGCAAAAATATACGAACAAATAGATTATAATGATTATAATAAAAAACCTATAAAAGGTAACTTTCAATGGAAAGATGGTATAAAAGATACTGAAGTAGTATTTGTTCCTGATTTAAGTAATGGAAGATTTAATATATCTTGGGTGCCGCCATTAAATTTACAAAATAAATACTTTATTAAAAATGGATTTAAATTTCCATTAAACGAACATATAGGTGCTTTTGGTTGTGATAGTTATGATATATCAGGCACTGTTGATAACAAAGGTTCTAAAGGAGCTTTACACGGGCTAACTAAATTTAGTATGGAAGATTGCCCACCAAATAAATTTTTTTTAGAATATATAGCTAGGCCGCAAACAGCAGAGATATTTTTTGAAGATGTATTGATGGCTTTATTTTTTTATGGCATGCCAATGTTAGCAGAAAATAATAAACCAAGATTATTATACTATTTAAAACGTAGAGGCTACAGGGGTTATTCCATGAACAGACCTGATAAAGTTTGGAATAAATTATCTGTAACAGAAAAAGAAATAGGTGGTATACCAAACTCAAGCGAAGATGTTAAACAAGCACACGCTTCAGCTATTGAGAGTTATATATCAAAGTATGTAGGTGAATCAGACAACTTACCATTTAATAACACTTTAAATGAATGGTCTAAGTTTGATATTAATAATAGAACAAAGTTTGATGCTACTATTAGTTCAGGTTTAGCTATAATGGGTTGCAATAGACATTTATATACACCAATAGGTGAAAAACTAAAAACAAAAATTAATTTTGGTTTTTCAAAATACAATAATAAGGGAACATTATCAAAAATAATAAATAATGATTAAAACAAAAGGTAAATCTAGTTTTCCAAGTCAGGCAGTGCCAGACATTGAAAAGTCTAGTTTAGATTATGGCTTGCAAGTTGCAAAGGCTATAGAATCCGAGTGGTTTAAGCAGGATCAAGGTAGATCAAGATACTATGATACGGCTAATCATTTTCACGAATTAAAATTATATGCAAGAGGCGAGCAAAGCATACAAAAATATAAAGATGAATTATCTATAAACGGTGATTTATCTTATCTTAATTTAGACTGGAAACCTGTACCTATTATACCTAAGTTTGTAGATATTGTTGTTAATGGTATATCTGAAAGATTATATAAAATAAAAGCATTTTCTCAAGACCCAATAGCTGCACAAAAAAGAACTGACTATATAGAAAATATGTTAGAAGATATGCAGTTTAAAACATTTAAAGATAATGTTCAAGCGCAAACAGGTTTAAATACATTTAATAATGATCCTGAAAAATTACCTGAAAACGATGAAGAATTATCAGTGCACATGCAACTTGATTATAAACAATCAATTGAAATAGCAGAAGAAGAAGCGCTAGACAATATAATGAATCTAAACAAATATAGTTTAGTTAAAAAGAGATTAGACTATGATCTAGCTGTTTTAGGTATAGCGTGTGTAAAAAATAGTTTTAATACAGCTGAAGGCATTAAAATAGAATACACTGATCCTTCAAAAATAGTTTATTCTTATAGCGAGTCACCATATTTTGATGATTTATATTATTTTGGCGAAGTAAAGCGAACTAGCATAACAGACTTAAAGAAACAGTTTCCAGAACTAACAACCGAGCAAATAGAAGATTTAGAGAAAAAATATTCAGACTCTAAATATGATAAGTATGTTTATTATCCTGAAGACAGCCAAAACACACATTATGTTAATGTATTGTATTTTGAGTATAAAACATTTCATAATCAAGTTTACAAAGTAAAACAAACAGCAAGCGGCGCAAGCAAAGCTTTGAAAAAAGATGATACGTTTAACCCACCAAAAGATTCAAGAGCTAGATTTGAAAGAGTACAAAGGTCAATAGAAGTTTTATACGCAGGTGTTAAGATACTAGGCCATGATATTTTATTAGACTGGAAAATGTGTGAAAATATGACTAGGCCTAAATCAGATATAACAAAGGTAGCAATGAGTTATAATTTAGTTGCTCCTCGTATGTACAAGGGTAGACCAGAATCTTTAGTTAGTCGTATGACTACATTTGCTGATATGATACAATTAACGCATTTAAAACTACAACAGGTAATGTCACGTATGGTACCTGATGGTGTTTATTTAGATGCTGATGGTTTAGCTGAAATAGATTTAGGTAATGGTACAAACTATAACCCGCAAGAAGCACTTAATATGTATTTTCAAACTGGTAGTGTTATAGGCAGATCAATGACGCAAGATGGTGATTTTAATAATGGTAGGATGCCTATACAAGAATTACAGTCAAGTAATGGTCAAGCTAAAATAGGTAGTTTAATAAACGCTTATAATTATTATCTACAAATGATTCGTGATGTAACTGGTTTAAATGAAGCAAGAGATGGTAGTAAGCCTAATGAAAAGTCTTTAATTGGTTTACAAAAATTAGCGGCGGCAAATAGTAATACAGCTACAAAACACATATTAGATGCTGGTATTTATTTAACTTTAAAAACAGCAGAGGCTGTTTCATTAAGAGTATCAGACGTATTAGAATATTCAAACAGTAGAAATCAGTTTATAAATTCACTAGGTAGATTTAATGTTGGTACTTTAAATCAAGTTAAAGAATTACATATACATGATTTTGGCATATTCTTAGAATTAGAACCAGACGAAGAAGAAAAACAAAGATTAGAAAATAATATACAAATGGCATTACAACAACAAGCTATAGAGCTTGAAGATGCTATTGACATTAGAGAAGTAAAGAATTTAAAGTTAGCTAATCAATTACTAAAACTTAGAAGAAGAAAGAAACAAGAAAGAGATCAAGCTATAGCTCAGCAAAATATAAAAGCAAACGCTGATGCTAACGCTCAGTCTTCTCAAGCTGCAGCTCAAGCGGAAGCTCAAAAACAACAAGTTGTAACTGAAAGTAAAGTACAGCTAGCACAAATGCAAAACAAACTTGACATTGAGAAAATGGAAAAAGAAGCGCAAATTAAATTTGATTTAATGGAAAAAGAATTTAATTTAAATATGAGGCTTAAAGATCAAGAAAGAAGTGTAATTAAAGATAAAGAGAAGTACAAAGAAGATCGTAAAGATGAAAGAACTAGAATACAAGCTAGTCAACAATCTGAAATGATTGAGCAAAGAAAAAAAGATTTACCAGCTAAAAGATTTGAATCTTCTGGATTTGATAATTTAGGTGGATTTGACTTGGAACAATTTGAACCAAGATAAATTTTATTAATTATATAGTATTATATTATGGCAGAAAACAAAGAAGAGGTTGTTGAGCAAACAGCTGAAGAAACTAAAGTTGAAGAAACTGTAGTTGAAGAGCAAAAAGCTGAAGAACCTAAAAAAGATACTGGCTTCCAGGAAGACGGTACTTATAAAATGAACTTAGATCAAACTACTGAAGAAGAAAAACCAGTTGATGCTAAGATTAATGTAGAACCTGTTGAAGAAGAAAAACAGGAAGAAACAAAAGAAGAGTTAGTGCTTGAAGAAGTAACTGATGAAGAAGAGCAACCTGAAACTACTGAAGAAGTAGAAGAAGAAGAAGAGGTTGAAGAAAAAATTGAAGAAAAAACTCCAGAAGTGGAACTACCAGAGAACATACAAAAAGTCGTAGACTTTATGAATGAGACTGGTGGAACGTTAGAGGATTATGTTCGACTCAACGCGGATTACTCAAATGTAGATAACGAAGCACTCTTGCGAGAGTATTACAAATCTACAAAACCTCATTTGTCTTCAGATGAAGTTAATTTTATGTTAGAAGATAATTTTAGCTATGACGAAGAAACAGATGAGCCAAGGGACATAAAGCGAAAAAAGCTTGCTTATAAAGAAGCGGTTGCACAAGCTAAAAACCATTTGGAAGGTTTAAAGAGCAAATATTACCAAGAAGTCAAGTTGGGTTCAAGGTTAGCTCCAGAACAACAAAAGGCTATAGATTTTTTCAATCGTTATAATGATGAGCAGGTTAAGGTTGAAGAGCTAAACGCAAAACAACAGAAACACTTTAATAAAGAAACTGATAAAGTATTTAATGAGAACTTCAAAGGTTTTGATTTTCAAGTTGGGGACAAGAAATATCGTTACAACGTTAAAGACGCGGCGCAAACAAAAGAAGCGCAAAGTGATGTATTAAAAGCTTTTAGTGGATATATTAGTAAAGATAATTTACTACAAGACGCTAAAGGTTATCACAAAGCTTTATTTTCTGCGCGTAACGCTGACGCTTTGGCAAATCATTTTTATGAACAAGGTAAAGCCGATGCTGTAAAGCAAATGACTAGTGAAGCTAAAAACATTAATGTTAATAGACAAACTTCAGATGGTCAAGTTAAAATCGGTAACCAAAAAATGAGAGTTATAAGCGGCGATAATAGTTCCAACCAAAAATTTCGACTTAAAAATTATTAACAAGTTTAACATTAAAATTTAAAAAAAATGTCAACAGCAAGTTTTTCTGGCCCAGCGGTGGCCAATTTGGTAAGCCCAGCTTATCAAAAAATGACTTTGGCATCTAACTATTTAGACATCCAAAGTAACGGGTGGACACAACAGTATCTACCTGAATTATACGAGCAAGAAGTCGATAGATATGGTAACAGAACTATATCTGGATTTCTAGCTATGCTAAGTGCTGAAATGCCTTTACAGTCTGATCAAGTTATTTGGTCTGAGCAAGGTAGATTACATTTAGCTTATAAAGCAACAGTCAACTGTACAAACGGTGCTGTAACAGCTATCAAAGATATTGACAACCAGTCAGGATCTAACATAGCTCACGCGGTAAGAAAAGGCGCTACTGTAGTAGCTTCTATTACTGGTGCAGGTGGAACCAAAGTATGTAAAGCATTATGTACTACGGGTGTTGAAAACGCAACTGATCAGTTAACATTAAAACCATATGGTGCTCAAAACTTCAAAGATTTAGCAACATTAACAGGTAGTGATACTGCCGTAGCTATTAAGTTCTTTGTATACGGTTCTGAGTTTGATAAAGGTACTGATACAATGCAAAACTCTATTGAGCCTAACTTCAAAACTTTTACTAATCAGCCAATGATTATTAAAGATCATTTTGAAATTAATGGTTCTGACACTGCTCAAATCGGTTGGATCGAAGTAGCTGGTGAGTCTGGACAAGGTGGATACTTATGGTATTTAAAATCTTCAGGTGACACTAGAACTAGATTCAATGATTACATGGAGATGTCATTAGTTGAAGCTGAAAAAGCAGCGGTATCTGGTACAGCTACTGCAAACTCTGACGTAGGTGTTGCAGGTTCTGAAGGTTTATTCTCTGCTATTGAAAACAGAGGTATTGTTTCTACTGACTTAGTAGACGCAACTGCCGATGGTTTATCAGATTTTGATAACCTTTTAGCTGAATTAGATAAGCAAGGAGCTATTGAAGAAAATATGCTTTACTTAGATAGATCATCTAATCTAATATTTGATGATATATTAGCTAATATATCTGTTGGATCACAAGGTGGTACTGCTTACGGAGTATTTGAAAACTCTGAAGATATGGCACTTAATCTTGGATTTACAGGATTTAGAAGAGGTTCATATGACTTCTATAAAACAGATTGGAAATATCTAAACGACTCTTCTACAAGAGGTATGATTGGAGATATCAAAGGAGTTTTAATTCCTGCAGGTACTTCTTCAGTATATGATCAGCAAGTAGGAGCTAACGTAAGAAAACCTTTCTTACATGTTAGATATAGAGCTGGACAAGCAGATGATAGAAAATTAAAGTCTTGGGTGACTGGATCAGTTGGTGGACCAACTAGTTCAAACATCGATAAGATGGAGATTAACTACCTATCTGAAAGATGTTTAGTAGTACAAGCTGCAAACAACTTTGTATTAATAAAATAATTAACATTATTTTTTAAAGAGTTAGGCGCTTCGGCGCCTAGCACTTTATTTTTTTAACTTTTATTATATTATATCATGAAAAAAACAACAAACGTAACAGAAAAGCCCACTAATAAGTGGCAAGTAAAAGATAGATTATATGAGCTAGTAGGTGATAGAATACCTCCGGTTTATATGATGAAATCAAGAGGATTATACTGGTTTGATAATGAAGCTGGTTATGAAAGAGAAATAAAGTATTGTAGAAACCAAAACACAGTATTTGTTGATGAAATGAAAGGGCCACAAAGACTTGGTCATATTGTTTTTAGAAACGGAAACTTATTTGTTGAAAAAGAACAAACTACATTACAACAGTTTCTTTCAATATACCACCCTGATTCAGGATCGGTATATAAAGAATTTGACGCAGATGTAGAAGCGGCAAGCGACATAGACATATTAGAATTACAACTAGAAGCTATGAACTTAGTAAAAACTTTAGATGTTGATCACATGGAAGCAATATTAAGATCAGAGGTTGGAAATGATGTATCTAAGATGACTTCTAAGGAGCTTAAACGTGACGCTTTGATATTTGCACAGAATAACCCACAATTGTTCTTAGAACTCGCTAATGATGAAAATATCAATATTAGAAATATGGGTATTAAGGCGGTTGAACAAGGTATCATTAAATTATCTAATGATCAAAGAACATTTAAATGGGGATCAACTGATAAAACATTAATTAAAGTACCATTTGATGAAAATCCATACTCAGCATTAGCTGCGTATTTTAAAACTGACGACGGTATTGATATTTTTAAAACAGTTGAGAAAAAACTAAAATAAAAATCATTTATAGAGGTGGTCATCTCTATAGGTGACCACTTACTATAAAAAAGAAATTATGGCGATTAATGTAAATAAAGTATATAAGTCTGTTTTATCAATATTAAACAAGGAGCAGAGAGGTTATTTAACGCCTGTAGAGTTTAATAACTTAGCTAGGCAAGCACAGTTAGAATTAATAGATAAATTATTTTATCAATATAATAAATTTTTAAACATAGAAAACGTTAATCGTACAAACGAAGGTTATGCTGATTTAGCCGAAAAAATAGAAGAACAAATCGATGTTCATTATAAATCAACAGACATAACACTAACAGACGGTATTGGTACATTACCAACAGATTTATATAAAACTATAGACGCAACAATAACTAATGGAAACGTAACATTAGAAAAAATCGATAAAAAAAGGTTAGCTTATTTAAAATCTTCACCGCTAACAAAACCATCAACATCATTTCCTGTATATTATCAGAGAGCAAATGATATAATAGTAGAACCTGCGTTAACAGATAGCAGCTGGACTTTAGGTGATATTAAGCTTCAGTATATTAAAAAGCCTGTTGATCCTAGATTTGGATACACATTAAACGCTAACTATGGCGTTGAGGTTTATGATAACACTGTATTTGTAGAAGGTGGTTTGATAAATAATAAAACACTAGCGAGCACAGCAGCAAATTATACAGAAAGTGGATCATATACTAACGGCACGTATACATCATTTACCACTAGTGGCAGCGGAACAGGTGCTACTTTAACATTAACTGTAGCTGGTAATGATCCAACAACATTAGTGGTTGGTAACGCTGGTAGTGGTTTTAAAGTAGGTGATACAGTTACATTTAGCGGAGTAGGCGGTAGCGGCACAATTGTATACACTATAAAAACAGGAGATACTTTTAATACTAGCACACAGGGCTCGACAGACTTTGAGTTACATTTATCACAAGAAACAGAATTAATAATAAGCATTTTAGCTTACGCAGGGTTTATATTACAAGATCCTAGTGTAGTACAAAGTGCTGTTCAGATAAGTCAAGGATCTGAAATGACAAAACAACAACAATAATATGGGACTACTAGGAACAACAAAAGCTGAACATTATTACACTTCAAGTCAAAAGTTTACCACAAGCACATCGCAGGCTAGCAGTGGTGAATATACACTTACAGTAGATACTAAACCAGCTGATGAGAACGCGTTTATTGTTTTTGTTAATGGAACAGAAGTTGGTAGAGATAAATATACATATCCAAAATCTGGCACAGGAATTAGTGATGGTATTATACATTTTACTTCTAGTTTACCTGTAGCTGGTGATACTGTATTAGTAAAATTTACTGATAGAAACTTAGGTGATTATAGGTATATAAAGTTAATTGACATTGTAAATAATTTTATATATGGTTATACTGGTGATGGCAAAGTTATAAACAAAGCTAAAAAATCTGATATTTTATTTCATGCTAAAAGAGGTATACAAGAGTTTGCTTATGATATATCAAGAGTTGAAAAAATACAAGAAGTAGAAGTTGGTCCAGACTTAACTATATCAATGCCTCAAGATTATGTTAATTACATTATGTTATCTTGGGTTGATACCTCTGGATTAGAACATCCAATATTCCCAGCAGATTACACATCTAGACCAAGTGAATCAATAGCTCAAGATGACGCCACTGGTGATTATTTATTTACTAGTGAAGGTGATACACTAACAGTTACGCCTTCTATAACAGAAACAAGATTTAAAGACTTTGATTTAAATTTATATTCAGGTAATTTAGCTAATGATGATTATTATTTATTTACACATTATGTTTCAAATAGAATATATAACAGAAGCGGTAGATATGGTATTGATCCAGTTAAAGCTAACTTTAATGGAGTATTTGTTGTTGATGAGGTAAATGGTCAGTTCGGTTTTAGTAATGATTTATCAGGTAGAATAATAAATATAAAATATGTTTCTGATGGATTAGCAACCGATGCTGAAATGAAAGTACACAAGTTAGCAGAAGACGCTATATACAAATATATTTACCATGCTATTTTATCTACCAAGCTAGCAGTTCCTGAGTATCAAGTAATGAGAGCTAAAAGAGATAGAAGAGCAGCAATGAGAAATGCAAAGCTTAGATTGTCTGACTTAAATATAAAAGAGCTTACTAATATAATGAAAGGTAAAGCTAAACATATTAAACATTAATTAAATGCCAGAAATAAAAAATAACTTTCTAAGAGGAAAGATGAACAAAGACCTCGATGAGAGACTTATACAAAAAGGCGAATATAGAGAAGCTCAAAATATAAACATAGTAGAATCTGAAGGATCAGATGCTAGCGCTGTTGAAAACATAAGGGGTAATATAATTAAAAACGTTGGCAACTCATCTATATCAGGTTCGCCTGAAGTTATAGGTTATGTTAGCGATGTTAAAAATAAAAGAGTATTATACTTTGTTACTAATTTTAGTGGATCAGTAGATTTTAATGATAATATTAGAAATATAACACGTAGCACTTCTGCTGTATGTAAAATAATAGAATATGATATTACAACAGAACAAAACAAAGTTATATTAGAAGGAAGCTTTTTAAATTTTAGTAAAAACCATTTAATAACAGGTGCTCAAATAATAGATGATTTATTATTTTTTACAGATGATTACAATCAACCAAGACGAATAAATATAAAAAAAGCTAAAGAACATACAACAAATCCTAACTACTACACAACAGAAGATGAGATAAGCGTTGCAAGATATGCGCCTTACACGCCAATAAGGTTGTTAAATAAAAATGGTGCTTGGTCAGAAAGCAACACAGCGACTAGTGATACGGCTGGTGATAAAACAAACGGTAATATAAAATCAGATTATTTAAGAGAAAATTTTGTTAGGTTTTCGTATAGATATAAATATGAAGACGGCGAGTACTCACTATTCGCTCCTTTCACGCAAATAGTTTTTGAACCTCTTAATAACGGTGAAATAAAAAGTAAAGACGACGAAAGAAATGCTACGTCTAATGAGCCAAATGTACCTATAAGTTCTCAAAATATATTGCAAACAACTAAGGTAGATATAATGCAAAACGCTATAAATAAAGTTATATTAAGAATACCTGTTCCAAACGCTAACGAAAGAGGTACAACTAGTGATAGCTTTACTACATACGCTAATCCTTATAAAATATCTGAGGTGCAAATAGTTTTAAAAGAGTCAGATAGCAGAGCTATTAAAGTAGTAAAAAATATAAAAATAGATGACGCAAGTAATGTTTTTGAATCATACAGTATAAAGCCTAAAGTCTCAGGAAGCACTACATATTTTAGACAAGTATTAAAACATGTTTACAAATCAGAAAAACCATTTCAAGTATTACCTGAAGACCAAACAACTAGAGTGTTTGATCAAGTACCTATATTAGCAAAATCATTAGAGGTTGTGGGTAATAGAGTTGTGTTTGGTAACTATGTAGAAAATTATGAGTTTCCAAAAGACAAATCAAGTAAAAAGGGTATGAACTATTTTATTGGTGTGTCAACAGCTAAAGCAGATGATGAGTGGGACTCTAGTGCTTCTGCTACAAAAGCTTCTGGCTTATTACAGTATACGCACAAGGCGTACAAACATCACAACATAAAACAAAGAAGAACTTATCAAGTAGGTATAGTTTTTGCAGATAAATTTGGTAGACAATCACCTGTTGTTTTATCATCTACGCCAACTAATAATATTACAGATACTTTTACTGTTGGACCAGATGTTGAAGATAAAAAAACTAAATTTAATAGCGGTTACAGCTGGAGCTCAAATAGAGTTGCTTATGGTCAAGCTTTAAAAATATCGTTTCAAGATGATGCTTTATTTGCAAACGTTAAAGATATATACAATGGTGACAAAACAAGTGCTGATTATAACCCTCACGGTTGGTATTCATACAGAGTTGTTGTAAAGCAAACAGAGCAAGAGTATGATAATGTGTATGGTAACTACGCTGCTAACTCTTGGTCGAACATTGGTACAACAACAACATCATTTGCTGATAACGGTCTAATTGATTCAAGCGATGCCACTAACAATGTAAATAATCAAGTGATACATGGTAAAGCTGATGACACAGGTAGCGGTAGATCTTGGTTTACTCTGTATGGAGATAATATAAATAAAGTACCTAGAAACCCATCTGAACAAGACTTTACAAGAGAAGGTATATCAGGATCTGATACGTTTTTATACCCTAAAGTAATACCTAATGGCAGCACAGGCAGCTCAAAAATGGGTAGCGTTAGTCAAGAACCTATAGATGTTATAAGCATAGGCACCGCAACAGAGCAGGGTTTATTTTCTGATAATGCTGTTATAAAGCCAGCGACATTAAGCTTACCTAATAAACCAAGAATATATAATTTTGTATATGGTAAAGACAGAGATCCTTTAGTAGCTGAACTACCAAATTTAAAAGTTGAGCCTATTGGCGTGACTGGTGTTGATGTTGCTATTTTAACTACTAACGATATAAATACAGATACACCAATTGGGTATCCTAACGATCCAAATATAGATTTAGGTAACTCTAGTCAAAAGGAAGGTTTGATGGTTTTTGAAACAAAACCATTTGAATCTAAAATAGATATTTTTTATGAAAGTGGTACATGCGGTTTAGTTGAAGATCTTGATGATCAATTAGAAGCTAACTCTATAGAAAATGGACCTGACAATGTTACAATAAACCCAACAAACGGTGAGTTTTCAGAATCATTAGCCATAGGCGGTACTGTGGTTACAGTCGATGCTGATGATAATACAACAGGAGATAACTTATCTTTTGGTATACAAAATGCGTCAACAGGCGCTGGTGAAAATGTAACAAGTAGATTTAATATAAATTCAACAACTGGCGTTGTAACATTAGCTGGTGGTTTTAGAAGAAAAGATAATAGCTCAGATACAATAAACGTTATTTTTTCTATTACAGATCCAAACTCTGGTACTGTATATAGTACAAAAACTTTAACAGTTACAAATTCACCACCTGTTGTTTCAGGCACAAACGCTAGTGATGTAGATGGCGTACCTCGACATAATGTTAATATACCAAACCCAACAGTAAGCAGAGGAAGTGGGTACACTGTAACTACTCTTACTGTTGAAAATGGATCTACTATTGATACAGAAGACGATATAGGTTTGTCAGTTACTCATGTATTAGGCAATACTAATTTTAATAATTATTTTTCAAGTAGCATTACTGGTAACACTCTTACTATTAAAGCGCTGTCTGCAATGGAAAACGCTAGCACCTCTAACGCGTTTCATGCTTCTTCAAACAGTAATCGAACAATGACAGTAACTGTTAACGACGGTTTAAGTAGTAACAACACATCAACTGCTAATATTTTAATTAGCGAATCAACAGCAAGTGTTAGTGGTACTTTAACTAAAGGTGTAAATACTGATTGCGACGTGTGTAACGGTATAGTACAAAATTTTTATGCTGTAGCAAACTCAGGAACTATGCCAACGGTAGTTTCAGGTGAACTACGCGTTAACTTGGGTAATCAAATATATACTGATTCTAGTAACAATAATAACGCTGCTGCTGGTAAATATTTTTATACTAATGATGCGTCTACTAGTGGTAGTGATAAACTTAAATGCGTTACATTAAATTCTGATGGCGTAGTAACATCTATCGCAAATGCAAGTGAATGCGCAACTAATTAAGAAATATGGCACAATTAATAGAAATATCATACTACAACTCTTTTATTTTAGCCGGTGGCACAACAACAAACGCTAGCACTATAAATAAAACTCATAACCCTGGAGTTTATCATATTGAAGAAGCTAGAATAAAAGGAGAGTTTAATGGAAAATCAGTTGATTTTGGAGCTAGAGCTTACGCTACAGATGATGAGTATGATATTAGAAGAAGATCAAATGCTATGATATATTCTGGTATATATAACTCAAAAACAAAAGTTAATAAAACAAATGAGTTTCCTATAGGTGACGCTATAACAAGGGCTGTAGATATAGCGCACGGTAGTATACAAAAACTTCATGCAGAAGAAACTAATTTAAATATATTTCAAGAAAATAAAGTTAGTAGAGCATTAATAGATAAAGATGCTATATTTACAGCTGAAGGTGGAGCGTTAACTGTTTCAGGCTCTAAAGTTATAGGCCAAGTTGTAGCATATGCTGGTAAATATGGTATAAGTACAAACCCAGAAAGCTTTGCTGTATTTGGAACAAGAAAATATTTTTCTGATAAAAACAGAGGTGTTATATTAAGATTATCACAAGATGGCTTAACGCCTATATCAGCTGCTGGTATGAAAGACTTTTTTAGAGATAATTTAAAAATAACTGACGCAAAGATATATGGTATGTATGACGAGGTATATGATCAGTATTATATATCTATGCAAAAAAATTCACCTTCAAACAATATAACACACGGTAGCTTTACAACTGACGGATCTACTTTATCAGCTCAAACAGATTATGTTACGTTATCGTACTCTGAAAAGTCTGGTGGTTGGGTATCATTACATACTTTTAAACCTACTTTTGGGTTTAGTTTAGCAAATGAATTTTATACGTTTAACGCTAAAGACATATACAAACATTATGATACGGATGCTGACTATAATAAATTTTATGGTTCAACATATCAACAACCATCTTATGTAGAGTTTATTATGAACGATATGCCTAGTAGCATAAAAACGTTTAAAACAATAAACTATGAAGGCACAACAGGATGGGCTATGGAATCAGGTAAAACTGAAAACGTAAGTAAAGAAGGTTACACATTTGATTCTCAAGTACAAGAAGCATATAAAATACCAAAGAAAGGTGTAACTATAACTGATGAGAATAACATGTTAATCAACGTGGGATTTGAATTAAAAGAAAGTAAATACTATAAAGATATAAGACAAAAAGTACCTTACGCTAGTGGTGACTATAATAGTAAGTTTAACACTAACACGCTTAACACAACCACTGGGATAAAAGGTTATCACGCGCAGTTTAAACTACAGTATTGGGAACCTAATGCTGAAGGTAATAATAAAGCAGAACTTTTTGCAGTTTCAAACGAAATAACATTATAAATAAAAAATATGATAACAGCAATAGCAGGAGCGGCATCTTCATTAATTGGCGGATTAGTCCAAGGTTTTGGGGCAAGAAGTGCTGCTAGGAAACAACAACGTAGAGCTAGCAAATTACAACGTGATTTAGACAGATTAGAAGCTGGTAGGCAAGACATAATTGACCCATCAAGAAATATAGTAGATAGGTCATCACTTATAACTAACACTATGGGTAACTTACAAGTATCAACACAAGCTGCTGAGTTTCAAGCAGAAGAAGCTGATTTAAGTTTGGCGGGTACGTTAGATACATTAAGAGCTACAGGCGCTGGCGCTGGTGGCGCTACGGCTTTAGCACAAGCTGCATTAAGAAGTAAAGCAGGTATAGCTGCTACTATAGATCAACAAGAAGCGCAAAACGCTAGACTAAGAGCACAAGGCGCGCAGGCTGCTCAAGCTGCTAGATTACAAGAAGGTGCTAGAGTAGATACAGCGCGTATGAGAGGTGACATGTTTCAGTTTAATGTTAGAGAGGATAGAGAGCAAATGAAATTAGACAGAACAGCTGGTTTATTAGATCAGTCAAGAATGCAGGCTGCTAACTTGAGAGCTCAAGCTAGTCAAGGTTTTGGTCAAGCTTTTGGTGCGTTAGGTGGAACTCTTGCTGGTTCAGCTGCATCTGGCGATTTACAAAAATTATTTAAAAAAGATGAATAAAAAATTATGAGTTATAGACATCCAAGATTTTTTCGTGAAGATTATACAGGTTTTAACAGAGGTATGTCAGGTGCTTTCCAACAATCATTTAAAGACGTTAAAACTTATTTTGATGATAAAATAGCAGACAGAAAAGCGTATGAAGCTGATTTATTTAGTCAAGCAGAAAAGATGCGCGAAGCGGCTAAAGCATCAGGTCAAGTGGGTGCTGAGTTCCAGAAAAAATTAGAACAAAATATACAATTATTTTTAAAGGAAGGTTTAAGCGTTGAAGGCTTAGACAAACCAGGTTTTTTTGGACAAAATATAAAAGAAAATAGAAAAGACACACTAGATTTAAACGCTGCAAACGCAAACTTTAATGCAAACATAGCAGCAGCAAATGCTTTAACAACAAGAACATTTGTAGATAATTTAGAAATAGATGAAGATTACGATCATGGATCAGGTTCTTATTTAGAATATGCGGCTGTAGTAAAAGCAATGCAAAGTAATTTTAAAAACGGTGGTGGTTTTGATTTTAAATACAAAGGCGAGGGTAGCAACGACTTTGATTTTACTGTTACTATAAATGATCCAAGAAACGAAGGTAAAACAATAACATACGACGCTCAAGACGTGCAAAGACTTATAGGTGAAAACGATCCTAAATCTATGGTAGCTATTAATGAAAGTATCGATACAACATTAGAAACTTTAATCAAAACAACAGGAACAGATTTAAGTGAAAGGTTTGCTGGTGGAAAAGCAACTGGAGCAGATGGTGTTTTATACACAGGTAGAAAATCTGTAGAAGATACAGTTAAAAGATTTATGTCTGAAATGAAACAGCAAGATGAAAATAACCCAGACGATCCTAGTATTATTGATGATATTTTTAACAATAAGGTTAAATTTAACGATGCTGTAAGATTACAAGAGCTTGAAAAAATTGATGGTGGTCAAGAGTTAATAGCTTTAGCTAATAATAAAGAAAACGCTGAAAAATTAGCTATGATATTAGACACGCCGGTAAATGAAATATCTTTAGTAACCGGTTATTTAAAAGAGCTTGGTGTTAAAGATCAAGATATAGACAAAAGTTTAAACGTGCTACAAGGTGCTAAAGATAACATGGTGCAAAGGTATTTAATTAATGAAGTTATTGGTAGTGGAGTTGCTAGTAAATATATAGAACCAACACAATTACCACAAGGTAGTAGCGGTGGTAGTAGTGGTAGTAGTGGTAGTAAAGTGACACCTATAGATACTTATGCTGATAAAAAATTTGAAGAAATAACTTCGTTTTTAGGTGGCGCCTCACCTATAGTTGATGAGTCAAGTTTTACAGGTCCTCCTGGCTCACCTAGAGTTGTTAGTGTTGGTAATTTTAATGAGCAGTTTGGAACTACTTATGACAAGAGTTTAGATAATATATTTTTAAATCAAAAAATATCTACTGACGTTGGTGATAAAAACATAAAAGAAGTTTTATATAATCCTGATACTAAAGAAATAGCTTTCTCTTATATAGCAAATAAAAACATGAAGTTAAAAACTAACAAAGACGGTGTTCAAGAGTTTGGTGATTTAGGAGATCAAACAGAAATATTTGATTTAAGTGATCCAATTTCTTTTGAAAAACTATACCAAAAAATAGGAACAAGAGCAGATGGTGAAAGTAAAGAGTCAAGACAATATGAAGTTAAATATAAGCAATTAGCAAAAGATTATGGTTTATTAAACTTCCTTAATCATTTAGCAGATGATGGAAGCACTGGTTTAGTAGATGCTTCTGGTAGAGACATTGGATCAACTGAAGCTGATGTTAGCACGTTTGGTGACACTACTATACAAGGAATACCAGGTGAATCAAAAATAATAAAAGGTGATATGAGCAAATGGGTGACGTATACATTACAAAATAATCCAGCTGAAGTTTATGATTATTTTAAAGACGGAACAATAATCAACGTTAAAGAACCAGAGTATAATAACGATGGTAGTTTAAAAACACCTGCTAGATCTATAGACTTTGGTAACAAGATAATTAAAGCTCCAAGCGGACAGACAATGACATTTAATGACTACATGGTAATACTAGAAGCAAGAAAAAGACAAGGACAGTTTTAAATAAAATAATATGGATTTAAAGAGGAAAGAATTTATACAAAGCCTCGTCGCTAAAGGCCTCACAGATGATGAAATTGCTGAGGAAATAAAAAAGTATGACGAGGGAAAGTTAACCGGTGCCACGGATGTGGGTGCGAACGAGGCACCAGTAAATGTAGCACCAAGTGGGGATTTAACTTCGGAAGATATTTCTTTGGAGTCACAAGATCCTGTTGCAACGCCTAGCAGATCTAGTATTTTATCTGGATTATCAGCTGATGAATTAAAAGGAGATAAACCAACAGAAGGTATTGAGCCTAGAAAAGAGCCTGAACCAGAGTTTCTTACTAGAGCAGAAAGAGGAATTGTAGATGAGTTTAACTTCAGTGAAGCTATATCTCAACAGCTGCCAAAATTAGAGGCATCAAGCATAAGGGCGTTAGAAGGATTTGCTATAGTGCCAGATTTTGTTAATAATGTACGACACACTTTGACAAAGCAAGTTAATAGGTTTTCAAAAAAAGGCAGAGAAGAAAACAAAAGATTTGAAAGCATGTCTCCTGAAGTAGAGCGCGCTTATATAAACGCTATTTACAATGTTCCTAGCGGTTTGCCAGGTGACCTTGGTGTTGGCGCTACTAAAGGCTTATTAGACGCTAGAGATCTTGATAAAAAAGCAAAAAAGCTTGAAGCACAATTTAGCAACTATGAAAAAAGTATAGGTGAAACTTTAGCAGAAGGTAATATAGCTGAAGGTGCAACAAGGATATTAACAGGTGGTATAGAAGCTTTACCTTCATTAGCACAAGCTTTCATACCTGTTGTAGGCTTACCATCTATATTTGCTACATCAGCAGCAAAAGCTTCAGACAGGTACCAAACAGAAGAAGGAGGTAGAGTTGGCGACATAAAAGGATTACTATATTCAACTTGGATAGGAGCATCAGAAGCATTATTAGAATTTACAACAAGAAGATTAGGTATAAATTTATTTAAATCTTTAGTAGGTAAATCAAAAACGTTTGTACAAAAAACATTAAAACAACATTTTAAACAAATAGCTAAAGAATATGGACTTGAAGGTTCCAGTGAAGTTGGTACTGAATTTTTTAATAGATTAGCTGATCAAGTTGTGTTAGACAAAAAAGATGCTTTTACAAATTTTTATAAAGAAGCTGTTGATATATTTTTAGTAGGTGGTTTTGTAGGTGGTAAAACGCAAACTGTTAGTAGCGGTATACAACTTGCGAGAAGAGCTAGCGTTAACAAATCAATTAGGAATACATTAAATGAAACAAGTTTTAACTCAGTAAATGATGCTTTTGTTGAAACAAATGTAACAGATGATAATATAAAAATAGCTAAAAATAAAAATGCTGACGTAATATTAGATTTAGAATTAAAGAGAAAAGTTGATGATGGAGATTTAACTCAACAAGAATCAGACAACATATTAAATAATTTTAATGGAATTAGATCAGCTTTATCTGTAGCCAATGAAGCTAAAATTAGTGATAACTTAATAAATGAAACAGTAACGCTAGTTAAAGAAAGAAACGAGTTAGCATCAACTATAAAATCAGCTGGCGATAATAAATCATTAGTTGCTGAAGATGTTAAACGATTAAAAGAAGTAGATACTAGATTAACAGAAATTAGTGCTGAAAATAGACTAAACATAGTAACGCAAAAAGTCACAGATATAATTGGTACTATAGATAAAATAAATATTGAAATAGCTGAAAATCAAGATGCAGCTGATAAAATAGCAAAAGATAAAAATTTAGATAAAAAAGCCTCATCACAACAAGGTTTTATATTACAAGACTCAGAGACTGGAGAGCAAACAATAGTTATAAATAAAGAAATATCTAAAGCAGATCAAGCTGTTAATGTAGCAGCGCATGAGTTATTACACGGTATTTTATTTAAAACAGTATCTGGTAATTCACAAGCAGCTATTAATTTATCAAACGCTTTAAAGACAGAGATAAATAAAATTGATACAAAGTTACTACAAGAAGGTAATTTTAAAAATAGGCTAGACCAATACCAAGACACTTCACAAGAGGTACAAGCAGAAGAAACATTAACACTATTTGCAGACGCTGTAGCAAACGGTAATATAACATACAATGAAACTACATTTGACAAGATAGGTAATTTTATTAGAAGAATATTACAGCAAGCTGGCTTGCAAGATATAAAGTTTAATAACTCAAGAGATGTGTTTAACTTCATTAAGGATTATAATAAAAGTATAGTTAAAGGTGAATTAACAAGAGCTCAACAAAAGTTAACACAGCAAGCTGCTACCGGTACATTGGTTGATCAAACTCAACAACAACAAACTGATCAAACAATAAGAGAGTCTAGAAGTTTATTTGACGAGCTTTCACCAGAAGAATTAGTAGAGTCTATAAAATCACCTAGCACAACACAAACGCAAAGGACTCAAGCTGAAACAGCTTTAACAAAACAGTTTGATTTATTAGCATTAAAAGCATTAAGGTACGATACAAGGGCAGGTGACATAGCCAGAGAAAATGTAGTGGCAGAGGCTAGAGCAGAACTACCAGGTATTATAGATAGATTTAACCCTAATACTGCTAAGTTTTCTACGTTTGTTACTAATACAATAGCGCCCAAGGCGCAACAAATATATGAAAACGCTAGAAATATAACACAAGAAACTACTAGCATTGACTCACCTCAAGCTAGGCAAATAGCTGACACGCAAACTGAAACAACACAAGAACCAGAAACACAACGTGTTACTAAGATAGATCCTACAAAGTTTGAAAGAGTATCAGATAAAATTGATGCTATAAATAAAATAGTTGATATTAAACCAGAGCAAGTAGCGACAACAACATTTAAAGAAGTAAACGATAAGTATGCTAGTAAAGTTGCCTCAGAAATATTTAACGTTCCTGAGGGTAAAATAAAAGATCCTACTAAAAACTTAACTTATGCTAAAAAAATAACTGATGGTATACCAGAAAATTCAGAAGCTGGCAACATACAAGACTTTTTTAGAGTAGGTCAAAATGCAGAAAACTTTATAAAGATATTACCAGAGCAAAACGTGAGTAGTAGCTCTGCGGATATAGATGCTTTAGGTGAAAATATAGATGTATCAAGAGATGTTTTAGGTTTAAGTTTAGGTATAAATAATAGGTTATTAAATTATTTTTATAATAAAACAAATAAAAGATCAAGAGGTAAAACATCGCAACCTTTTATATGGGAACTTAAACAAGAGTTTATAAACCCAACAACAGAAGTTGTTAATAAATTTAAACAAGATTTAGGCATAACGCCTACTGGACAGCTCAATAATTACAACAGAAGCATAGGTCAACTATTAAAAGGTGCTGCAAAATTACAAGGACAAAACGTAGCAAATTTAATAGCAAGAAACAAAGTTGATGATTCGCCTGTTAAAACAGCTAAACCGACAAAACAAATAAAAGCAGATATAAAATCTGGAACTAGTAGGATCATGTTAAGCATGAAAGAAGATGCTGGTAAAACTAGAATTTTTGATAAGATAACTGTTGGCACCACAAAGAAAACTAGAAAGCAAGAGAGATTAGATTTAGAAATAAAGCCTAACGCAAGAGATAAAAACAGAAAATATCTTTTGTATAATAGAAGTAAAGAACTACCTAAAGAAATTAGAGCATTTAAAGGTGAAACTGTTTTAAAAGGTTTATCAAGAATAACTAATAATTTTTTAAATCAACACCCAAAGTATAGAGAATTTTTAAATAAAGCGTTAACTTTTGGGATTGATAGATCACCATTTGGCACTCAAGAATTATGGGATAATAACATTGCTAAAGGTCAAAAAGTTAATCAAGCTTCTTTTAAAAAACCAAAATACGCACCGGGTAAAAAACTTTCTACAACGTGGTTGTCTGAAACAAAAAAGCCTGGATATGTAGAAAATGAAAAGAAAAAACTTGATGATTTAATTGGATTTTATAGAGACTTTAACGAATATTACAAGGAAAACAAAAAAGACGCTTGGTTTTTAGATGAGGTAAATATAGCAGGTCAAAACTCTCAAGGATCACCGTTAAGGGCTAACGCCCCATCGTTGATATATGAGGTTGTGCCTGGTACTAAAAAACCATTATTAAATGTTGTAGGTGTAGAAGAACATAGCATGGTGCAAAATGCAGCAAACTCAATGTTAAGTGGTGGTGTTAACAGAGACAATATGAATCAAGTTTCTTCTGCTATAAAAAATGGTTACATGCAAGGTTTTATTTCAGGAGATAATAACGACCTATTAGATATTGACTATAAGAGCACTATGCCTGATTTATTTTATACGGCTATAGACAACGGTTTAAAACTAGATGTTGGTTTATTATCTACTATAAGATTAAGTGAGGCAGGTATAGATTTAAATAATATATATTATATACCAACAAACCAAACGTTGGGTGAATACTTTTTTAATAACAATACATTACCTCAGTCTACACAAAAAGAATTAATGCAAGACTTGTTTTCAGGTAAACAAACCTTAAAACAGTTAAGAAACTATGGCAAGTCTTATAGCAATATAGGAAAAAACCAGACAAATGTTTTTAAGAAAAATACAAATAAAACAACGGTAAAATATAGTAAAGCTAAAAATAATGAAGGTTTAAAAAACGATTTAAACAACTATGACAAAGCTTTACGTAATGCTAAAAATGTTAACGCTCCTAAAAAAGGCATTAGCGTATTTGACTTTGATGATACGTTGGCAACAACAAAAAGTTTAGTCATAGTTAACATGCCTGATGGCAGCGTTAAAAAAATAACGCCAGCTGAATTTGCAAAGCAACACTCTAGCTTAGAGTCAGATGGCGCTCAGTTTGACTTTAGTGAATTTAATAAAGTCATTGATGGTAAACCTGGTCCGCTAGCTAATAAACTTAAAAAAGCTATAGACAAGTTTGGTAACAAAGATGTATTCGTTTTAACAGCAAGGCCTCAAGCATCAGCGCAAGCTATATATGAATTTTTAAAAGGCATAGGTTTAGAAGTACCTATAAAAAATATAAAAGGTTTAGAGGACGGCACGCCTCAAGCAAAAGCAAACTGGGTTATAAGTAAAGCCGCGGAAGGTTATAATGATTTTTATTTTACTGATGATGTATATAAAAATGTAAAAGCTGTACAAGACGCGCTTGAAGTATTAGATGTAAAATCTAAAACTAGAGTAGCTTACAGTGATAGAATAAGTAAACTAGATAGAGACTTTAATGATATTATAGAAGCTAAAACAGGTATAGGTGCAGATAAAATATATAGCAAAGCAAAGGCAGCCGCTGTTGGTTCTAGTAAAGGTAGGTTTACGTTTTTTATACCACCATCAGCTGAAGATTTTGTAGGATTACTATATAATACTTTAGCAAAAGGTAAGTTAGGTGATAATCAAATGGCTTGGTATAAAAAGAATTTATTAGATCCATACGCTACAGCAATGGGTAACATATCAAGAGAGCGTATATCTTTAATGAATGATTATAAAGAACTTAAAAAACAAATAGGTATTGTACCTAAAAATTTACGTAAAAACGTTCCAGGTGAAGCATATACTAATGAGCAAGCTGTTAGAGTTTACATATGGAACAAACAAGGCATGGATATACCTGGCCTAAGTAAAACAGACTTAAAAGATTTAACAGATTATGTAGAGAGTAAACCAGATTTAAAAGTATTTGGTGATCAATTAATTAATATACAAAAAGGAGATGAGTATGCTAAGCCAAACTCTGGCTGGTTAGCTGGAACTATTACAACTGACTTGCAGTCTGCTTTAGGTGGAACTAAAAGAGCTAAGCATTTAGCCGAGTGGCAACAAAATGTTGATATTATATTTTCTGAAAAAAATTTAAATAAGATGGAAGCAGCCTTTGGTGGTGCACACAGAGCAGCTTTAGAAGGTATTTTAGAACGTATGAGAACTGGTAGGAATAGAAGTTTTCAATCGGACAATGTTACTGGGCAAGTAACAGACTGGCTAACAAATAGTATAGGTACTATAATGTTTTTTAATACTAGATCAGCTTTATTACAAACTATATCTGCTGTTAACTTTATTAATTTTAAAGATAATAATATATTTAAAGCTGGTAAAGCTTACGCTAATCAGCCACAGTTTTGGTCAGACTTTATGAAACTAATGAACTCTGATTTTTTAGTTGATAGACGTAGAGGTTTAAGAATAAATGTCAACGAGGCTGATATAGCAAACATGGCAAGGCAAAGTGGCGTAAGAGGCGCTATAAGTAAATTATTAGAAATAGGATTTTTACCAACACAAATAGCTGATAGTTTTGCAATAGCATCTGGTGGCGCGACTTTTTATAGGAACAGAATAGATACATACGTTAAGCAAGGCATGAGTAAAAAAGAAGCTGAAGCTCAATCAATGAAAGATTTTAGAGAAATAGCTGAAGAGTCTCAACAGTCTAGTAGACCCGATAGAATATCAATGCAACAAGCTGGTCCATTGGGTAGAATAATATTAGCTTTTGGTAACACACCTATGCAGTACGCTAGATTAATAAAGAAAGCAGCTTCAGATCTTAAAAATAGAAGAGGTGATTGGAAAACTAATGTTTCTAAAATAATATATTATGGAGCTGTACAAAATTTAATATTTAACGCTTTACAGCAAGCAGTGTTTGCTATAGCATTTGGTGATGTAGATGAAGAAGACGAAAAAGATAAGTACAAAAGTATAGCTAACGGTATGTTAGATTCTTTACTAAGAGGTATAGGTATAGCTGGGGCTTTTGTTTCTGTAGGTAAAAACGCTATAATAAGAATACTTGATGAGTCAGAAAAACCAAATCCTAAATACGAAAAAATAGGATATGAGTTAACAAGAATATCTCCACCTGTATCATCTAAGCTTTCTAAAATAAACCAAGCCGCTAGATCTTATCAGTGGGAAAAAGAAGAAATGATGGAAAAAGGTTTTGCTATAGACAATCCAGCTTTATTAGCAGGTGCAAATGTAATATCAGCAGCAACAAACATACCTCTTGATAGATTAGTTAAGAAAACAAATAACGTTGTAAACGCTACAAATGATGATTTAGAAACTTGGCAAAGGTTAGCATTATTAGGTGGTTGGCAAGACTGGGAAATTGGAGCAGATAAAAAACCTAAAAAAGAAGTTATATATTCTAAAAGAATAAAAAATAAAAAAACTATAAAAAAACAAGATAGAGTAATTAATCGAAGAACAATAGATTAAATGTTTAATAAAAACAAGTGATAATTAATTATGGCAGCTCAAAAAAACCCCACTACAAAAGAAACACTACAGTTAATTGAGTATCAAATCGAACAGATATTTAAAGAAATTAACAACTTAAACGAAGATAATAAAACAGCACACACGGAAGTTAAAAAAGATCTTCGCTTTATTAAACAAAATTTATTCGATCCAAACGGAGGTATATGGGCAGAAGTAAAACAAAATTCAAATTTTAGAAAAGACACTATAAAATGGCGCAGCGCGTTAGGTTTAGGTGTTTTTAGTTTAATAGGAAAACAAATGTATGACTTTTTTAAATCACTTTCTTAATGAAAAAAATAGAAGAATTAGGCGATAAAACTATAGGTATTGACATTGACGGCGATAAAAAGCCAGACTTCAAAATTGATGTTAAAAGCATAGCTATTGTCATAGGCTTTGTTATATCCGGAACTATGGGCTATAATAATCTCAAGCAAGAAATAGAACTAGCTAAAGAATTACCTGCTTATGAAGCAAAAGAAACATCTGATGGTTTACTATTAAAACAAAAAGTAGATTATTTAGAAAAAGAAATAGAAAAACTAGAAGATAAAGTAGATAATTTAGAGAATAAAGTATATAAAAGATAACTCATAATTTATGATAAGCAAGCACATAAGTATGAAAGAAGCCACTCGAAGCGCAACAGCTTTGAGGTTAGGTTTAGACAACACACCAACAGAAGAGCATTTAGATAATATGAAACTGTTGGCTAGTAAAATATTTGAACCACTAAGGTCTTGGGTCGGTGGACCTATAAGAATAAACTCTTTTTATAGAGGACCAGAGCTTAATAAAGCTATTGGTGGTAGTACAAAGTCACAGCATATGATTGGTCAAGCGGTTGATATAGATGACACGTATGGATACAAAACAAACGCAGAAATGTTTAATTACATACGTGGCAACTTAGATTTTGATCAGATGATATGGGAGTTTGGTGATAATAAAAATCCTGATTGGGTACACGTTAGCTATGTTAATCCAGGTGAAAACAGAAACAAATGTTTAGTAGCGTACAGACAAGATGGCAAAACCCAATACAGTTTATATGGTTAAAAATTATAAATAATTAAAATGACAGATGATCAAAGAGATAAAGGCAGGGCAATAGCAGTATTAATATTACTTATTATATTAATATCGGCTATGTTGTCAAGCTGTTCAGACCTTTTATACAGAGGTAATCAGGTTATGGTTACTCACGTTCTAGCATTAACTGAAATGGGTGACACCGTTAAGATAAGAATACAAGATATACAACCACAACGCATGTATAACGTAGTTGGTTATGATTTTGTTAGGTGGCAAGATAATAG